ACCACTAGTTCCAGATGTCCCACTAGAGCCACTTGTTCCTGTAGTACCACTACTACCTGACGTACCAGTGGTCCCTGAGGTTCCACTAGAACCAGATGTTCCTGTTGTTCCACTAGTTCCATTTGCCCCATTAACTCCAGATGTACCGCTAGTGCCTGTGGTTCCAGATGTACCAGAAGTTCCTCTTGTACCACTAGTTCCAGATGTACCAGCACTACCATTAGTTCCACTTGTTCCAGACGTACCACTAGTGCCAGTGGTACCTGAAGAACCAGATGTACCAGTTGTTCCTGAGGTACCAGTCGTTCCACTAGTCCCAGAGGTACCTGTCGTTCCAGAAGTACCTGAAGTACCTGAAGATCCTGACACCCCTGATGATCCACTAGTACCAGTGGTACCCGATGTACCAGAAGAACCAGAAGAACCAGAAGTGCCTGAAGTTCCACTTGTTCCATTCACTCCACTAGTACCTGAGGTACCTGAAGGAGGGGTGAATGTAGTTTGTGCGTATGAGTAGTTACTTGTTCCTTCAGTATAGAATGTAATATTTTGATTTCCAGCACCTGAGTGTTGTACATAGATTTGACAATAAAGTCTATCTGTAGCTAACACTCCAGTTTGAGGAAGGAATAAATCTGTGAAAAACTCTTTGATAACACCAGTGGTCAACACCTCACTATCAAGATTGGTGGTTCCTAAGAGCACCACACTTCCACCTGTGGAGTCACATTTGTAAAGCTCTACATCCACTCTTACAGTGACATTAGCATCTATTGAGAAGTGTGTCACCCAAGACCAAAGTCCCGAAGGTAAATTTGTTACACCTGGAACATTTGAGTCTGTAGCATATGTAGCAAATAGAGTTCGTGTATTATTACCTGCAATACTTGTTGTTACAGTTTGTTCTGCTCCACCTGTAGGTGTACCAGACCACTGCTTATATGTAGGAGTGCCTATTGCACTACTAGTATTTACTGATTGATTTAGATAGTATACAAGTCCACCAGATACACCATTTTGACCTGATGTACCACTTGTACCCGTTGTACCAGATGTACCTGTAGTCCCACTTGTTCCAGAAGTACCTGAAGATCCAGAAGATCCACTTGTTCCACTACTTCCAGAAGTTCCTGTAGTACCAGAAGTTCCCGTTGTTCCACTAGTTCCTGTTGTACCACTGGTCCCTGATGTACCTGTACTTCCTGAAGTGCCACTAGTACCACTAGTTCCGCTTGTACCAGTTGTACCTGATGTTCCAGATGTACCTGTACTTCCTGATGTTCCTGATGTTCCTCCTGTACCATCTGTACCACTGGTTCCAGAAGTACCTGTTGTTCCACTTGTACCTGAAGTTCCGTCAGTTCCTGACGTACCACTAGACCTGTTGTACCACTTGAACCACTAGTTCCTGTAGTACCGCTGGTGCCACTTGATCCAGAGGTACCTGTAGTACCGCTTGTTCCCGTTGTACCTGAAGTACCACTAGTTCCACCACTTCCGTCTGTTCCACTAGTACCTGATGAGCCAGACGTACCAGTCGTACCTGATGTTCCTGATGTGCCTGTTGTACCACTCGTACCGCTAGTACCAGAGGTGCCACTTGTTCCAGACGTACCGCTTGTACCTCCTGTTCCATCAGTTCCACTCGTACCACTTGTACCTGAGGTTCCTGTAGTTCCTGACGTACCTGTTGTGCCTGAAGTACCACTAGTACCTGTTGTTCCTGACGTTCCAGAGGTGCCAGAAGTTCCTGTTGTTCCAGAAGTTCCAGCTGTACCGCTTGATCCAGACGTACCTGATGTTCCAGAAGTTCCTCCTGTTCCATCAGTACCTGAGGTTCCACTTGTTCCAGCGGTGCCTGATGTGCCAGAGGTACCTGATGTACCATCAGTTCCTGAGGTGCCGCTACTACCAGATGTACCAGTTGTTCCACTCGTACCAGTAGTACCTGACGTTCCACTGGTTCCTGTTGTACCAGAACTTCCAGAGGTTCCAGATGTTCCAGACGTTCCACCACTACCATCTGTACCAGATGTACCAGATGACCCACTGGTTCCCGTAGTTCCACTGGTTCCTGAGGTTCCAGTTGTACCACTTGTTCCACTAGTACCTGAACTACCAGATGTTCCCGTAGTACCAGATGTCCCTGTTGTACCGCTAGTTCCAGTCGTTCCACTAGTACCAGCAGTGCCACTAGAACCTGACGTTCCACTTGTACCTGAGCTACCACTCGTACCTGTAGTTCCACTAGTTCCCGTGGTTCCACTTGTGCCTGATGTACCTGTAGAACCAGAACTACCTGAAGTGCCAGATGAACCACTTGTACCAGTTGTTCCGCTAGTTCCAGAACTACCTGAGGTACCCGTGGTACCAGCTGTACCAGAAGTACCTGATGTGCCTGAGGTTCCAGAAGTACCAGGAGAACCCACTACGTTTATTGAAAACTCGTCATTTAAAATTGGGTCTGGTCCTCCAGATGCAAGTTGTATTACATTATATAATTCAAACCCTGGTTGGAGGGGCACTGTAGTTACTACTTGTAAAACTTTATATACAGAGGCGTCTGTAATCTTTACTATCTTGATTATAGCGCCTGGAGTAATTGTGTTTAAAAATCCTGAAAAAAGTACACTAGGACTATAGGAAAAGTCATCTATTGCTATCTCTGTAGGAACAGCTGACCATGTATTGTTTATTGTAAAGTATCCAGTTCCAGGATCTACAGATGTATCTGTGCTATCGTTATAAAGCCAAATTGCTAACTGAGCATCTTTACCAGAAGTACCAGAGCTACCAGATGTTCCTGAAGTACCACGCGTACCTGAAGTACCTGAACTACCGTGTGTTCCTGATGTACCAGAGGTTCCATTAACACCAGAGCTACCAGAGGTACCACTAGTGCCTGCATTACCAGATGTTCCAGAGCTTCCAGAAACTCCAGACGTACCAGAGCTTCCTGAAGTACCAGAAGTTCCATCAGTTCCTCCACCCCCTATTCCAGAAGAACATACAATTTCCAACTTCTGAATTACCGTCTGAAGGTTGTCATTAGTGTTAATCCCTGTACAGATCAAATCTGGTCCTTCATAGAACACACAAGTGGCGTTCAGTATGACAGGACATGGATCTGAGAAGCACATTACAGGGGCTGGACCAACCTTAGGAGAGGGTGTTGGACAGGAAATCTTAGTAGCCACCGTTCCAGATGTGCCACTAGATCCCGAACTTCCATAGTTCAGTATAGAGGGTAATACGTTCATGTCTTAAGCTTAGTGTACGATTTTCAATGTGTCACCAGTACGGTAGACTTGACCTATAAACAGGCCACCAGCAATAGCTGCAGCATTGTCAGCATATTCAGGAGCACCTGCATAAGGTACAGAAAGGACTATTCTCCAATCCAAGGCACCTGTACCTGTAGTTTGGGCATAGTATAGATTCTTAGCCCCAGAAGTTCTTACATAAAACTGCCCTAAATAAATAGCAGCAGCTGAAGGGGCAGCAGTTCCCGTTGTGGGAACAAGATTATTGTTTATCTTACCAAGCGCAACCTCTAGAGAATCAAGGGGGTTAACGTCAATATTGGTCAGATACTCACCATTATAGAGCACGCACACAGCGTTTTCATAGGTGGCACAGGTTGGGCAAATTGCAGCAGTACGCATATAAGCAAAATTAGTTGTTAGTAATGTATTTTCAATGAGTTATGAGTAAATAAACGACATAATATAGCTATAGACTACCTAATTCTTGACTCAGTAGTAACTCTTATTCCAAGAGACTTAGCAAGTTCAGGATCTATATAAGGCAGCACCTCTGTTTGGAACTGATATCCAACAGGCATTAGGTTAAGGAAGTATTTGATTGGATGAGCTTTTTCCATCATCTTCTCATCATTTATAGCATATCCTGTCACCTCTCTTTGTAGGTTATCAATCAGCTGAGCAGACTTGGAAATAAGACCTACAGCAGGCATTACGCTACCCTTGGTGATGCTCTCAAAGGACCTAGGATCGTAATAGAACTTAAGCTCGTCTGATACCTTATTGATGGCTTTAGCCCAGAACTTATATCTATTTCTGGTGAGCTCATCAGCATCCTCAGGAGGTTCAGCAGCCTTAGCAGCTATTACAAGTCCCATTACACTAAACAGTAGACCAAGCTCTTTCATTTGGTTAGAGAGCTGTCTTCTCACCAGGTCATAGAACTCTTCGTCTGTGATTTCCAGTTTCTTACCAGTTTTCTTGAAGTGGTCTTCTCTCTTAGCTTCCAACATCTCGTCCAGTATCTTCAGTCCTTTGTCTGTTCCAAGAAGCACTTGTCTCATTTGGAAGACATTGAACAAGCCCAGCTGAGCCCAGGTTTTGAAGAATAGACGTGTTCTACCATACTCCCATTCTTCTTGTTCCTCACTCTTTTGAATATCCTGACCCCTTACAAAGATTTGTTTAGGTATCCAGGTTTTAAACATCATGAAGGAACGGAACAGAGCATCTCTTCTGTAACCAGCTTTATTATCTGAGTTCATTTGACCACTTAGATTTCTACCATACTCAATCACCTTGGTACGGTATTTTGCCAGCTCCTCATCACTCACTCCAGGAATTACCACCTGACCATCTTCTATTTTAGCCACCTTATCAAGAGACGAGCTTTCTTTCAAAGCCTTCACACGCTCCTCATATCCCTTCTCATATGTTCTTCTTTCAGCCTCAGACATTGTCTTATATCTAGCTCTATCCTGAGCCTTTACATATTGTCTAATGTTCACAATCTTACCATCCATCACCATTGAGTTCTTATTGAAAGCCAGTGCATTAGCAAGCTGTAGCTTTCTATCAGGGAATGCGTTGGTGGACATCATTACATCTGTAAATGTCCAGGTTCCCAGATACTCACGGAAGCCTTGTTTCCAAGCAATACCTCTTCTTTTCTCTGCAGAAATATCTTCATTCAAAGGGACTACTAAATCTATAAGCCCTTTATCTAATGTGCTGAGACCCACTCCTGTAGTGATGGCTAAGTTCTGAGCTTCAAACTCTCTGAATCTATACATGTTTCCAGCATTAATAAATGCCTGGAAGTTGAATCCGAAATAGTTGGCAATAGCAATCAGGGGTTTTAAACCTACAGCTAGTGCTCTTACAAGAACGTTTGATGTATCCAGTCCCTTTTTAATAGAGAGTACAGTTTTCTCTTTGCTTTCCTCATCCTTTTGAAGCTGTCCAGCAAGTCTGTTCATGTTCACATTCCCAAGAGAAGACAGGTCTTCTGTAATACCATACACCTCATCATCAATAATTGTCTTTAAAAGAGCCGCGTTCTTAATGTTATCATCACCAACTCTTGGAACATTTCCTTCATATACAATACTTCCATCAGGAGCAGTGATAATGTGTCCTTTGCTTTCCTCTACGTTATGTAGGGTGAGAAGGATGTTTTCCATCTCTTTAGCATTCTCATATTCTAATAAAGCCTTAATCCAAAGTGTACCCACCTTGTTTAGGTCTTTAGAAAGTTCATCTACAGCCTTCTCAGTTCTTTTAAAGAAACGAGGAATTTGTCTTTTTACATCACCAGTCTCAGGATCAATCTTAGCATGTGCAGGAAGTTCATCTATCTTTGTAGTGTACATGTCATTAAAGAAGTCCTTAATCTGTTTAGTTGTTTCAGAACTTTGAGACATCTTCTGAAGGAGTGTGGCTTCTACTAATGGGAAGAAAGATATTCCTTCCTGATCTAAATATCCTAAGTCTTTAGCTCTTTGATTTAGATTGGTTAAGAATGTCCACATTTTCATGGCATTCTCATTACCTCTCATTTGTAGGTATTCTGGAGAGTAGTGACCTTCCTCTTTCATCACTTGATTAAAGAGATATTTGAACTGTCCTTGTTTATAACCATTAAATGTTTCAAGATTAATATCAAGAGAGTTTTTCAACTGCTTGATTCTGAACTTCCTTTTGAGCTCATCTTGGTCTGGATCTGAAGAAAACTTGATAGTGTTAAGTTCTTTAATTCCTCTATCAATAGCTTCTTTGGCTAGAGCATTATACTTCTCACGATCCATGTTCTCTAAGAAGAACTGTTTATTTTTAGCTTTAGCATTCTCAGAGATTTCATCCCAGAACTTTCTATCAATCTTCTTGATTAGTTGCAGTCTTCCATTATTCACTGTACCAATCATGTCAAATGCACTTCTACCAGAACGTTTAGCATCTTCATACAAAGGAAGTAGAAGTTTCTCAAACTCGTTAATGAGCCTAGACATCTTGATATTCACTAAGCTCTTAGCGTTCATAATAAGATTGGATGCAAGACGAGTGTTTACAGGAGCAAGCTTAGATCCTTCTAAGAAGGTTTTGGAAAGACCATCCACCTCTTTCTCTGCAGCTAGGAAGTTCTCTTTAGCTGTTTCTGTATCTTCTATAAAGTTTTCCTTAATGGCATATTGTACCACAAAGTCCTTCTGAATCTGATCAATCTTTTTAAGCATCCTTTCTGTGGATGTATTGATGTCTTCTAAAGACTTAAGAGTTTTCTTGTCTTCATCACGCAAGTTCTCTTTACCAATATGGTTAATGAACACCTGGTCCATTGTAGCAAACTTCTCAGCACTTGTTCTATACTCTAACAAATCACCTAGCTTCTTTCTAAGCTCTTCTTTACTAAGTGTATTGTAATCAATATTTTCAAATGTTTTGAGTGTTTCAGCAGCATTGTTCAAGAAGGTTCTACCTACGTTTGCTAAAGGACCAAAGTCAAGCTTCATGTGCAAATGGCGTATAGCCTTGCTTATCTCACCAAGGGTTAGTCTTTTGGCATATTTCTCTTCAGGAGAGACAAATACTTTTGCTAACTTATCATAATACTGTCTCATAGAAGCAAGTAGTCTATCCACCTCAGCGTTACCTGTAGACTCTGTGTTCAATGGAACAGGCAGAAGATATAGGTTAGTTTCCTGCAAGCTGTCTAGCTTTCCTATTTCCATAGAAGACAGCACAAGACCACTCTTACGATCTCCCTGAACAGCATATGTATAGTTAGCTAAGAAAGGAACCATACGTGCTTTTCTAAGTTGACCAGGTTCTACCTTTAGATTATACATAATCTTTGACTGCTCACCCATCTGAAGTTTCCACTCAGCTTGTTTATACCAAGGAACATCTTCATCCTGAGTTTTATCAAGACTCATGGTTTTCCAGTCAAGCATATCCACTACAAATCCTTTCTTTTCATCAGGCTCAATAGCAATGAAGTCTGCTGTTGTACCAATCATTCCTTTAGCCTTGGTGTTCACTATCTTACTTTCCACTCTAAATCTTGTACCAGGCTTGTAGGAACGAATGAGTTCTTTTGCAAAGTTTCTCAGTCTTTCCTGAATAGCAGAGGACAGTCTTGATTCAATAGGAGTATCTAAGAACTGAGCTCTTGCAAATCCATCTTTATCTATAAGATTGTTTGTAACATAGTCATCCATGAAAGCATGCACATCTGTACCCCAATCTCTCTTCTGGTCATCTTCTAGCTTATCCATGGGAGACCTTTCAAACGGTTTACCCACCTCTTCTTTTATCTTCTGTGTAACACTTCTTGTAACACGCTCATTGTTGTATGTGTAGTGTCTATCATTAGGATCTGTATTAACAAGAATCATACTGGCATCCATTTGAGCCAGTGCGTCATAGAACTTGTTCACCTCATCATTGGGAGCTATCTGTAGGAACACCTCATTTCCAAGAAAATCTGTAACTAGTTCACCTCCTTCAATTCTTGCTGCAGCTTCTTCAAATACATCTATACTAGACTTCCTATAGATGCTTCTGATCATATCTTTGATAGCATCCCACCACTGTTGAATGATGCTTCTAGTTTCCTCTTGCATCAGTTCTGGATATTCTGTGGTGCCCTCATTTCTGTTGATAATCACTTCTGTAATGAGCTTATCCACAGCCTCCATCTTTATCTTACGGATGTTAGGTCTTCCGTCAGATAGTTGATAGTAGGGATTATCCTTATACTTCTCAAATACCTGCTTGTATATTTTGAATCTCTCAATCTTGGAGATCATTTCTGTAACTAGCTTAGGATCAACCTGTTCAATCATTGCTCTAGAGATGTGAACAATCTCCTCTGTTAGAGCAACATCTTCTCTGCCAGCAGCTACAGCTACAGACATCTTAGCTAAATCAGCTACACCATTAACACCCTTTGTATCAATGTCGGGATTAGCTTTAGCATAGTCAGCTAGAGATTGGATGTTAATTCCCATCTGCTTAGCTGCCTCTTTCATCTTAGCTACAGTGGATTCAGAAGCTCTAGAGGTAGGTACGCCTTCTATTTGGAACAGTATTTTCTCTCTATCTCTTTCCTTATCAAGACTCACCTCATTCCACTGATTACCATATTCATCTGTCACCACCTTAGGACTGTATCCCTGCTTCTTCAGAACATTAGCTACAGTGGTTTCATAGAAGTTGTAAATGGGTCTAAGAGCACCAAAGCCCTCTGTCTCCACTCTTTCAAGTTCTTGTTTGAGCTGGTTTATCTCTCTGTTTATACTTTCTATGCTATTTAATTCAGGTTTAGTATTAAGGTACTCTTGCTCAGACATACCTTTCATTTCTAATATTTTTTCTTTTTCAGACTCTACAAATTTAATCCTATCTTCTTTTTCTCTTTTAAACTCTTCTAATGTACTATGACCTTCCACCTTACTAGCTGTATCTCCTTTAGGAAACAACACCTTCTCATATCCCTTCTTAGCTGAGTCCTGGATGATGGATTTGATAAAGAATGTCACCCAGTTATTACCCTTGTTTAAGAGTTGTAGGAATTGATTTTTAGAAACGTCCTCCTTTGACGGACCACTAAACTCAATTGCTTCTTTCTCATTTTTGAATCCTCCTTGTATAAGACCTATAACATTATTGTAAATGCTCCAAGTACCATCAGGCTCTTGTCTAATCTCATCTTCAAAGTCTCCTGGTTTTTTATTAATCAAATCTTCTCTTTCTCTACCCTTCTGAAACAAATCAGATTGTACTTCTAGTATTCTACGAGTTTTAGTTAATGTACCTCCAACACTAGGAACACCATTTTTTTCTAATTCTTTAGCTGCTTGAACACCTTGGGTGTCTCTAGCTTCTTCTATTTCTTGAGGTAATGCTTTTCTATTTTGAATACCAACTACAGAATCATCACTTCTAAACCATCCAATACCTTTATCTGTAGCAAACTGAGCATGTCCTTTGATAGCAGGTGTTATAGCTGGTGTGGCTATTTCATTCTCTGTATAGTTGGTTCCTCCTGGAACTGTTAGGTTAGAATAGTATTGAGTAGGAATAGCTTTTTCTTCACTAGGCACCCCAATCATATAAGGGTCAATATATTCAGAAGCTTCTAATTCTTCTTGAGTTAATTCTCTAGTTGGTACAATCTCAGTTTTTTTAGCAAGATTAATCTCAATAGCAAAGCTGTAATCACCTAACATATTGGCAATCAACTCTTCACGATTGGTGGTGTTGTATTGCTTGAGGAGCTCAATCTGCTCCTTAGGAATCTGTAGGTCTGCTTGCACCTTGTTCCAAAAGGCATCTCCTTTCACCTTGTTTCTATCTAAGGTGCTGAACAGTGTAACAGCCTTGTCTGTTTGCAAAGCATTAACAGCCTTTAGACCAGCTTTTACAACAGACTGTTTACTCTCAGACTCTGGAACAATACCATCATACTTGTCCCATAGGTAATGAGCAACATCATTTCCTCTAGAGACCACTAGATTTTGCCAGCTTTCAAGGTTCTTATTTGGACAGGTAGCCATATTATCTCTTACAAGTTAAGGTTATAATTTTACCAGCTTCTTCAGGTGTATATCCCATTTCTTCTAGCATCTTAGCATTGATTGCTGGGAAGGCATAAGTTACACCATCTTTTAATTTCATTGTCTTCTGAGATACAGGTTCTATTTCTACAGGTGTTTCAGCAGCCTGTGCACCAAAGTATCTAGCCACATAGTTGTTAGAACGCTCAGGAGATGTAGCACCTTGCATGGTGTACTTCTTATCCTGGAACGTGTACTCCTTAGTGTATGTAGTGGGTTCCACCTTTACAAACCCGTTGTCTATTACAGACACTGTAGGTTCTGTGTAGAACTCGTTAGCTCTGAAGCTATCTCCCCATGCATTAATCATTTGGTATACGTAGTTCTCATACTTACCTTCCTTCAGAACTGCAGGGATTTTGTTAGTCTCATCGATGTACACCTTCTTGAACAGTCCTCTCTTTCTAAAAGAGTAGTCACCCTCTTTCATCATTTGCATCTTTGTCTTACCAGCAGGAACCACATCCCATGTATAAGAAACAATATCAGCTTGACCAGCAGCTGTTCTAGAAGAAAGTTTTAATAGTTGTGGAATCTCTCCATTTCTCATAGCATTCAACAGAGCACCATGCTTATCAAAGTTCATGTTCAGGTTGTAATAAGGCTCACCCAAATAGTTGTAACCACCCCTAGCTTTCTCAGAAGGAACAATATCATCGTTGTTCCAATTATTTCTCTGGAAGGCATTTACCTCATAGAACTTTGTTATATCAATATCAGACTCTTCTTCTAGCTTAGTGAGCACGTTGTTATATATATCTGCGAAGTCTTCATAAGGAAGTAGAGATGTAAAAGAGAATGGTGTGGTGGATAATCCTGACTGCAAAATAGATACGCCTACAATCTTCTTATATAGAGTTTCTTTATTCTGACCTTTCAGATATTCTCTCACCTCACGGAAGGAACTGATTATGCGATCCTGGTCGTACACCTTATTATCTTTATTCTTCAAAGATAGGTTATTTACGCCACCATTCTTCTGAGGAGCTTGATGTTGCATGATACCATTCTTACCTACGATATAATTCGTAAATAATGGATGACTAGGATTGTTTGCAATAGAGGTCATGAACTCCATCACTTCCTTAGGAGCATTGTTGTCACTAAGTAGGAGCTTTGGAATAAGAGCATTTCTACTACTATCAATTTGTACAGCCCAGTCAAAGAAGTCTGTTACTGCTTTTCTAGATACCTTCAGGAAGTCTCTCTCGTTGTACATACCTACATAAGGCTCCATCACCTTTCCAAGCACATCTCCTACAACTCCTCTATCAGAGATGAGGAATTTTGCAATAGCCTTTCTAGCTTCGTTTATTCTCTCACGTAAAGTTCCTAAGAAGCTGTTATTCAATATGTTATCAGGAGAAGAGATCACAGACTTTCTAGCCTTGATGAGCTGTTGCTCCTTCTTAAGTACTAAGAATGGATCATTGAAGCTAGCTGTGTCAAAGTTAGTTCCTTGTGTCACCATCATCAACTGCTCACTTAACTTAGAATATTTCAAGAACTCGTTTAAAATAAACTGCTGTTCTGCTTTTTGTTTCTCGTCAAATGTAGTTTGACCAATTGTTTCAAATAGTTTTCCTTTGGAAGGAATCTCTGTTATCTTGGCAAGTTGTGCAGCAGATGCCTTGTACTTGCTTTTCACCTCATCTACCATTCTATCATTGAACAGGTAGCTGTATCCAGCATTCTCTAGGTTCTGTAGATATTCACGGATGATAGGCTGGTTCATGAAATAAGACACTGTGTCTACAGGAACACCTGCTTTCACAAGGAACAGATAGGTTCCTGCTACATTAGGTGTAGCACCTAACTCAATAATCCATGGACCCTTAGAGATATCCACATATCCATCGATAAACATACCAATAGTATTGGATATATATTTCTTATCAGCACTCTTAATTCCAGATAGAGATGTGTAAGTGTTTCCATCTATATCAATAGTGTTGAAACCATCAGCAAACTTAAGCTGAATATCATTTCCTAACCAGTACTGATCCACCTTACTAAGACCAGAAAGTTTTCTAGGATCAACGATGATTGGTTCTCTCTGGTTTAGAGAGTGGTTAGTTTGAGCTACAGCTGCAATACCAATTGCATATTTACCTGTTACAAACGCATGTCTAAGTCTTGACATGAAGGTTCTATCCAACATATTTCCTACATCAGTGTAGTCAAATGTGGGAAGACCAAGCTTTTCTGTAATCTTCTTAGACAAATCCTCTAGCTCTTTAGCAGAGTTAGGTCTAGTAAGCTGAGCATAGTTATCTTCTCTTTCTACCAGGTTCTGACTAGACTGGATGTAAGCATTCTCCAAACTCTGTTTGTAAAGCTTGTTGATTAGGTTCTCTCTAAAGGCTTCCTTAGTAACGCTCTTTACAAAATCCTTTGTAATCTCTTGATCATCAAAGGCTTGTGCAAAGATGGTTCTAAGAAGTCTCTGTTGTTCGGTGCCAAATGGTTTACCCTCAAAGTCATACTGAGGACTGAACAGAACATCTTTCTCTTCCTCAATAATACGGTCAAGTTCCTGTAATTGATTCTTGCTAAGGAACTCACCACTATCAATCATCTTAGCAAACTCAGCTCTAGCCTTTTCACCTATTCCAAAATAGGGAACAAGCTTAAGATTACCTCTTCCATCTGTATAAAGGTTCTTCAGATAGATATTGAGTTTATCTATGTCAAAGTCAGATCCTACCTTCTGAACAAGTGCAGAGGGGACAATTACAGCATCCCCATATTCTGCAGGAAGGAAGCGTTTAATTCTGAATGACTCAATATAGTTTTGTTTACCTGTAGGAATACGGAAAGCTACACCAGCTAGAGCAGCTAGTTGTGCTTGCCCTTCCTTGGTTTCATTGAAATATTTTAATAACTCCTCATCAGTCTTATCACTCTTGAACCATCTACCCACCATTATCTCACAATAGCGCTCACCATCTTTATTCTCATAGAACTTAAGGAAGTCAGATGTGTAAGCATCTCCTTCTTTCTTAGCACGCACTGCCTCAAGAAGTGTATGAGGAAGCTGCACTTTTGATCCTCCAGGCATCTTGGGAGATATGAAGTTCTTGTCAGCCAAGGAGTAGAGGATGTTTCTGATGCTTTGGTAAGCAGGTGTAGCTTCTAGTACAGCCTTACCTTCCAGGAAGCTATTCAGTGCAGCAATCATGTTGCTGTTAGCCTCTCTCTTAAGAATCTCATCACGCAGAGTTTTAGCTGCCTTAGAGAAATCTGTGACAACATACTCACCATTCACCTCCGTAATTCCTAGCTTCTTAAGGAAGGTTTTGTATCCTTCATCTGTAAGAGCTTCTAGAAGCAATTGGTTGGTTTTGATTTCTTTATATAAAGGAGATGCTGTTTCTCTTTGATCTTCATCAAGTGCATACCAGCTTTTATAACGCTCAGGGAAAGTCTTACTCTTCTCAAAGTCAATAGGTACACCAGCATCCATGAAGTCCATGGTGATGAGCTTAGTCATCTGAGATCCTCTGGTAACCAGATCTTCTTCTTTAGAAGGCACCTCAGATTGTACACTCATGATAGAGAACGGAACATTAATGATGCCCTTGTAAGGAGCTGTATTAAATTCTCCTTTATCATTGTACACATCATTTATCTCTTCAGCACCCACCTTTCTAGCACTAGCATATACTACGTAGTCTAGTTTCTGACCTTCCATCTTCTTCAGAAGCTTCATGGCATTAGACTCCCCATGCTTAGCTAGTCTATCCATCTCATTTAATACACGGAAGGATAGAGGATAGAGAGCGAACTTATCCAATAGAGGATCGTTGTAGCTCTTGTTTCCACCTTTGTTACCAGCAACAATAGGTTTGCTAGGAGTGTAAGCACTTTTTACAGCAGGATTGTTCTTTTCAAACTCAGCAATCTGCTTATCTGTAGCTCCAGATTTTATAAGCTTCTCATAAGCTACATCATGTCTGTATTGTCTTTCCTCAGCAGCGCTCCAGTTGGAAGCACGAATTCTAAAGTTTCTGTGTGCTTTGAATGTAATCATACCAGCACCATCAGTCTCTTTGAATCCTTCATATCCATCCATTGCATCTGTACCAATAACGTCAGCCAATGTAGTGCTGTCAAAGCTATCTTTTGTAAAGTCTGTATACCCAATATCTCCAGGTTCAAATCCTTCATTCCATACTTTGTTCAGAACAGAGTTCATATTACCTGAACCATGTAGAATAGCTTGGCGTGGAGACAGGAAGTTCTTAATACGCTTCAGCTCATCAGAATATTGATAAGGATCTGAATACAGAAGTTTGTGGTATTCTATATTAGCAATCATATAGTTCACCGTAATGGTGGACATATGAATGTCAAGATTAGCTTTGCTCACCACTCCTGACTTAGAGAAAGAGAGGTCTTCTACAGTGTACTCATCTTCTTTAGTCTTCTCCACAATACTATACTTCTCAAGGGTGTTTTGAAGCTTAGCTGTTTCAGCCTTTATATATCTTTCAACAGCAGCATCCACCTTTTTCTTGATAGCGTCTCTACTTACAATATCTTTAGCTTCTCCCTCTTGAGCAAGAACTTGTTTAGATAGTTCTGCTCCAAGGATAGCATTCATGAAACGTAAGTCGTTTGTGTTTCTACCTTTAGCTACACGTCTGTTATCTCTAGCTAGATTAATCTCATCAATCAGATACCCTCTAAAGATCTCATTTACAGTGTCATATCCTCTTCTCATGTCCTCCATAGACACATGATTTCCCATGTATGTCTGGTATTCTAGAGAAGCATCTCCAGCCACAAGATTGTAATAGTAACCCTCTAGGTTCATATTGATCTCCTGGATCAAACGCTCCTTCTGATTGAGCTTAGAAGACTCTTTCTTTCTGCCGCTAGTTTGGTCGTTAGTACCATTAGCAACACTAGTTTTCATGAGCTCTGATACTCTTCCACCAGTTCTCTTATTACCAGTTTTTGTTTCTTTATTAATATTAAAGATGGCATTCAGTATCACTGAGTTCTGAGCAAATGAGTCTGTATACAGGTAACCATATCCATTACTACCCTGCAAAGATTCATAGGTAGGAGCTGCAGAAATATTCTTGTACAACTCATTACTAGGATTGGTTCCGATAAATGTTTGGAGCTTCTCTCCGTTAACACCATAGAATGTGCTAGGGAACTCTGGATTCTCCATACGTGCCTTAATAGCAGCAAGTGTACGTAATCTCTTAGTAATATCTAAGGTTTTACCCGTAACTGTAGCAACTTTCTCACGCTCCAACAAACTCTTGTACACACCATTGGTAGCTATATTGAATCTCTCAAACAGTCCAGGGTTGCTAGTCTCAAGAGTAACTATGTCAGCAGCGTTAAATGTAATACCAAGAGATGCCAAGAATTTCACCTTCTCTTGAGGAGTTCCAAGAGGTGTACCCTTTATAGCATCAACATTAGGATAGTATCCCTTCTTCTTAGCGTCGTATGTAAAGAGTTTATTCTTTGGATCGATGAATACAGTTCTAATACCGTTTTCAAAGTCTTTTACAATCTGTCTTGTAGCAGTATTCAAGTTACCTTCAGCCACCTGTACACCTCCTTCAGCAAGGATGTCTAGTATCTTTACCTCAGGATTCTGCTTATTGAAAGCTACAGTGAAAGCTGTAAGTAATTGAATATTATGCTTTTGCATACTATTCCAATCAGGAGCATTGTCAGAACTAGTCTTTGCTAAACGTTGATAGAGCAATTCATAGTTTGTATCATTAGCTGCCATGTCAGCAATTCTGGAAAGCATGTCCTCTGTGTTCAAAGAATCATGGACATTGTTCATTACAGAAACATAAGCCTCTCCCAAAGGAAGGAGATTCACCCCTCCTATAGAAGAAGGAATAGGTTTGCCATTATTATCTGTGATGGGAAGTGTAGCCAGAACAAGCTTTACAGCACTGTTCAGCTTTCTATAGTTGTCTATCTTATGTGCACCATCATACTCACCTTTACCACTATTCTCATCGCTCTTCAGGTTTGCATCATCATTCTCATCAAACTCTATTCCGTATTTCTTCAGATAGATTTCGTGAGCCTCTGTAAGCTTATCCCAATTGAGCATGATTTTATTGAACATATCACGATACACCATGCCACGTTGAAGAGCTGTATCTTCAGCAATTAAACCTGCCTTAGCATCATTCTTTAATTGCTCATTCATACCCTTAAGCTTAGACACAATGTTTGTCTTCACCTTAGCGTATATATCAGACTTCTTGATTCCCTCATCAATATCAAATAAGCTCTGACCATCTCTCTGCATATATCCTATACTTAGGAAGGTCATTTGCTCCATGATGTCATTCACCTGCTTAGTGGTGAATGTAGGAATCTCACTCAGGCTAGCATCTGCTGTAATGTAAGCATCTTCAATATCTATAACACCCACCTTCGCAAAGGCTAGTTCAGCTTCTCCCATTACGAGAGTGCTGTAATAACCTCTACCAATCTTATCAAATAACTTGTTGGTGTTTGTCTCAGCTTCTTTTCCTGTAAAGAAAGTTTTAAAGAAGTCAACCAGTTGCTTGAATATACGAGCAAGTAGAGACTTAGGTTCTACAGGAAACTTACCATCCTTATAATATTCAGCAAACTCATCTGCTAATAGCTCCTCAATTTGTTTAGAGGTGGCGTCAGCATAGTCAACAGTTTTGAATGTTCTTCTATCAACAAAGCTACCCTTTCTGCTGCGCACCTCATTTTCAATGAGAAGACGCTCTTCAGAAGTTGTAAAGCTTTGCCAGATGGGGTGGAATATCTCATGTAGAGCTGTACCCATGATAGCATTCTCAGAAATATAGATGGCTCCATTCTTATACATACCCCAGGCTTGTAAACCATTGGTTCCTGTAATCATGTTCTTTACACGATATACAGGAATGTTGGGGAAGATTTGTTTGATAGCTTTCTCCAGCTTAGGCCAGTTCTCAGCACTGAACTTCTCAAGATCAGAGTGTAACACTCTACGAAGTTCTGGATCATCAGGAGTGGGGTCAGTATTCTCCCATGCTGCATCTAGATCAGCCTGTGTTTCAGCGTTCACCTCAGGAATCTGAGGAGTTTGAGGAATCATCTTAGGTGTAGCTTTCTGCAGTTCAGCGAGAACAAAAGCAGCCACAGTGTTCTTGATTACATCTTCATCCACTTTTCCAGTGGTAGCCTGTTGCACCTTACGCATGTTCTCCAGAAGGCTATCTGGAACCTTAACTAACTTTAGCGTGCCTGCTAAATCTTTTTCATCAGCCGTGAATACCACATCAGCTCCAGCTATAGGTATCGTGTTTTCTGCAGTGCCATTTAGATTATATCCTGTATTTACAGGAGCTGGTGTTACAGCAGGAGCAGCTTTTGTAACAGGTTTAGCTCCTTCTAAAGCAGCTAGTTCTGCATCATATTTGTCATTAATTTTCTTGAGAGTAGATAGATCAGCCTTAGTTAGAATATGAACTTGCTCAGGGCTTCTTACAGCAAATACATCACCTTCTACACGTTGTCCAGCATCTTTACCTTGTACTGAATCATATTGTTCAAAGTACCAGTATTGACCAGCTTCATAGCTTAGTGGTTCTTTAACTTTGAAATTATCAATAGAATTAATAACAGCTGTAGTAATTTTAGATACATCTTTTCCAGTATCTTTTCCTAACTGTTCAATGTACTCTAATGAGTTAGAAAAGAAAATACCTGCATAGAAAGCTCCCTCTGGAGTAAATGATTCTTTAAATTTACCAGTTACTGCATCTGGACCTCCATGATAAACAATCTCCTTAACTTTGGTATTAGGGAATATCTTAGTAACAAAACTTTCTATTTCAGCTTTTCTACGTTTTTCTATATCAGCTTTAGCATCTGTAGAAACAGGAGCTGCTGTAACAACAGGTTCTGTTCTAGCTGTTCCTTGTGCTTGTGCACGAGCAGAAACATCTGGCTGTAATACAGCAGCTTTAGCTACACGAGCTTGGTCTTCTTTCACCTTACCAATAACAAATTGAGCAAGGGTGTTCATAACCATTTCCTTATCAGGTTGGCTTTCTAATAGCTTGTCAACCAATGCTTTATCAGTCTTATCAGATATCTTAATAGTTCCAGCTAGGTCTTTACTATCTGCTGTGAACACCACTGTGTTATCACCAATCTTAACACTGTTCTCTGTAACACCATCTAGGTTGAACTTGCTCTCAGGAGCTGTAGTTGGTGCAGTTACAGCAGGATTAGCAACAGGAGCTTCATCTGTATACTTCTTATCAAAGTCAGCATCATTGATGATGAAATAGATACCGTTTCTATTTACATCATTTGTATCCTCTTGAGGTCTAATGTTGGTGGTGAGAGGAATCTCTTTACCATCTCTATTGCCCTTACCATCAGCTTGTTTTGGAGAAAGTAGATAGGTTTGGTAGTTGGGCCATATTATAGACTCAATTGTACCATCAGGGTTTATACCTGTGATCTGCTCATAACGTTTGTTATAGTCAGCATCATTCTCAGTAAGTCTAGAGTTAGTGTTGGTAAACATTCTCTCTAGGACAGCAGTGATTACTCCTCTGTTATCCTCTAGAGCTGTAGGAGTGAACTCAGAAACAGGTGTATATTTACCCTCATCATTCTGCTTTCCAGACATGAAGAGTTTAAATCCATCTTCTGTTTTCTCAAACCAAACGCTGTTAAATCCAGCCACCTTTCCTTCTCTAGGACTTCCCCAATATACGACAGTTCTTAACCAGTCAATAAGTCGCTGAGCTTCAGGACTTTCGCCTAGTATAAACTTACCTTTCTTATTCTCATCAACAATAATATTAGACAAACGGTGAATCACCTGATAGATAGTGTTAGCCTCTTTCGCTGTATGTTGTCTGTTATTAAGTGCTACGTACGCATTGTTTAAACGTAAGAACACTCTACCTAGCGCATTACCAAAGGAGGTAGATCCACGAGTGATTCTTTCTTCAAGTGTAGGAACATATAATACAGGACTTCCAGTGAGGTCAGCTTGTGTAACTAAACCAGAATCTACAACACTTACAGGAACATAGTCTTCCTTAGGAGTGCCTTTATCATCTAACTCCTTCACTCTATCAGGTGTACCAAAAGATGCTGTGATATTGTAGTTTGTCAGAGTAGTGGCTGCAAGAGCATCCTTTCTAAACTGATCAAACTTGGCACTTACTTGCAGTCTTACGTTTTCATCAGAAACTGATTCTGGGAACAGGTTGTCTATGCTAAGTGGAAACACTTGGAACACAGCTGAGTTGTGCAATCTCTCTTGGTATTGCTCATCTGTTTCTGTTTCAGCTTTGCCAGGAATAGCCTCACCATTCTCGTTCACTAAGGTGTAACTCTTACCATCCTTACTAGGGATAGCCATCACCAAAGCTATAGTGTTCTCAGGTTTTACGTCAGGTTTACCCTGAGCAAGGAACTGTGTAAGACCAGGAATCAACTGAGCCTGTGTGCTATTGGTAACTACCACTCCTTTAACATCTGCTCTATTAGCTAGCGTAGGGAACTTAAATCCAAAACGGTTAGCTCTTAATGCATGTTCTGTAGGAGGCACACCTTCTCTTTCAAATGATCTTGCAGAAGGGGCTGTGGTAGCTTTATTTATTACTCGTAGAGACTTTCTTCGATCAGGTTGGTATTCTCTATCATAAGGAGCATTTGCAATCCCTTGATTGAGTGTACCTAATATCTGATTGATTACCTCTTCGTTCTTCTTAATACTTTTCTCCTCTTCCTTTCTAGAAAGCTCTTTTTGCATAGCTCCGTAGAAAGCCTCAAGGATTTGCTCTTTAGCACGTTGATCTTTTCCTATCTCATCAATCTGATTATAGAGGTCAGTGATTTTGTTACGTAAGTTGGTAACATCTTCCTCACTAATAGCAATCTCTTTCTTGAGATCCTCAAGGAAGTTGTAGTCTTCTATCATCTCCTTAAGGCCAAGGATGTCTGTGTAGTTTACAGTGGTGGACTTACGGAGCTCATCAAACTTATCTCTAATCTCTTGAGGATATTGACTGTCAAACTTTTGGAAAGCTGTCTTCAACATAGACAGAAGATCCTTCATGGTATCTTCCACTGAATCCAATAGCTTAGAGAACTGGTTGATTTGCTTACCACTAGATATAGCAAGATCTTTGAGCCCTTTGATTTGCTCATCCAATTCATCCATCATGTCATAGAAGTCCTCAGGCAGTTCTCTTAGGTTCTGCATGAAGTCTTCAAAGTGGGAGATGTTAAACTCAAGAGCTTCTTTCTCAGCCTCAAGTTCACCTATCTCTCTTTCAAGATCTGTTCTAAGTCCAGCAAGCTTTGTCAGACCCTTCATAGATCTGTTAAACACCTTGCTAAAGTCAGTGATGATAGATACATTGCTGTATTTATCCTTCACTCTGAACTGACCAAGTGTCTCAATTTCCTCATTAAGCTTAACAAGAGCTTCTTTCTTATCTACAATCTTACGATCAATCTCTTCAATTTTAGCTTTAGTCTCGTCGTGTACTTCCTTGATAATCTGTCTTCTAGCAGCAATCTTATTCTCTAGATTAACTCTTGCATCTTTCTCTGCAGCAGTTTCTTCCTCATTAAGGATAGCAGTTGATGCAGGAGAGTACTTACTATTAGTCCAGATTTGAGCACTATCATAACCTGGTTTAATCTGGAACTGATCTAGATTTACAGGAATTCTGTGCTTAGGTTTACCATTCTTTCTAAGCTCATCAGATTCAAAGTAGAGAGTCTTGGTTGCTTTATCATATACAATCTTACCAATAGCTTCTTTACCACCCTTGAATCTGAAATGATATTTGTTGTCAGAGTTTTCTACATAGAATCTAGCAGCACGGTTCATGTCAGCTTTCTTGCTGAGCATATATTCTTCAAACACTGCAGGCTTTATGGCTAGGTTTCTACCATCATCAGTTTTCACAACAATGTTTCCATCCTCGTTTGTACCAATTACTTGGAACTCAGAAAACTTCTGTACCTTGATACCATCAACAGTTTCAATAGTTTTAGCACCAGCTACGTATGTCTCACCCACCTCCACATCTTTAACACCATCTTTGGTATTCACCTTGATGATATCTTTAGGTTTCTCACCTCTTGTGTTGGTAGGAGCAGTTGCCTCAGGAGTGGTGTACTTCTGAGGATTGTTCTTCATGTCGTTATATTCGTTGAGGAACATCTTCCTACGTAAGGAAAGTTCTACTACATCTCTTAAGTCTTGCTGAAGTCCGTCTGTATCAATTGTATCTATGTTAGAAATATCAGCAACAGCTTTATCAACAGCCTCTTTTACAGGTGTGCCTTCTTTGAAGATGCTAGTTAATATTTCAGAAGTGTCTACACCAGCCTCAGCTAGTCTAGCATTCACTTGAGGAATACGTACATCATAGTCAGCAATCTTGGAAGTGGCATATGCCATCTTATCAAGCACCTCAGGAGTGTAAATCTTCTTACCATCTGGTGTAGTAATTCCTCCAAATCTGATACCTAAAGAGTTGTATATTTCGTTAGTAGCAGTCGCTGCTTTCTCAAGATTGGCAACTCTCTGTTGGAAAGAGTCCACTGTATCATTGATATTAGCATAGCCTTGAGACTTTAAGTTAGCTAATCCTCCAGCAGTGAGTCCTTCTTTTTTAAGGTCAGCCAGATCATCCATCACCATATCAAACCTACCATACTTAATACGCGTAGACAGGTAGTTATGCATCATGTCTCTCTTAAGGTCGAGAGCCTCAAGTTTATCCCCTTTTACAATTGCTTGCTGTTCTTGTTCTCTTAAAACAATACCTCTGTTGACAGAAGCAAGTCTGTCTTTGAAAGCTTCTTTGAATGTAGGAGCATTGTTCAATCCAGAGATGAATTGTTGTGTGTTAGTGGCAAGTGCAGTGGATTCACCAAACTTACCTACAGCTTGCATGAGTCCTCCAGTGATGCCACCAAGCACCATACTTTCCATACCCTCTTTAGATACAAAAGCACCTTTACCTTCACCTTTGTCATCTCTACCTGTAAGTCCATACAGGAATCCATCCACCCAAAGGCTAGCATCTCCTGTTTGTTCTGCCTTATCAAAGTAGTTTTGTACACCCACTTGCAAAGCAAACTGACCAAGTTCCTGACCAGCTTCTTTAGGATCGAACACATATCCTCCCACCTTCATAGATGTTTGGAATAGTTTTCCGAATCCAGTTTTTTCTGCAGCCTTGGCTACATACTTTCCATCTTTTAGGATGACATCATCCACTTTTGTAAGAAGACTATTAGCAGCATTCTTAGTGGAGCTATATGTTGATCCTAGTAAATAAGGAAGTTGAGTGAATTCTGTTGCACTCAGAAGGGCGAGGTTCCCAAAGAAGGATGATTTACCTACAGCATCAGCCTTTGCATTGATTTCATCAAGCGCTAATCCTACAGGCTCTTGCCCATTATTAACTTGTTTGTATTGTTCAATTAGATTTTCTCTATACTCCTTAGCTGTTTGCAAAGCTTCAAAGCTAGACTCTCCTGCAGAAGAATAGGCAGCAACGAGCGCTCTTCTTCCCTCATCACCAAACTGTGCAAATCTACTAGTTTGAGCAGCAATGTCTGCCAGCTTAGAAGTTCTTGTTGTAAGGTCTGCAATAGAAGATATCTCTTTCTCAAGAACAGCAGCAGCTTCTATGTTTTTACCATTGCTGAATGTTCTAGATAGATTCTTTAATAAGGGTGTGTAAAGTTTAAATCCTTGTGCAGACTCAGCAGCTATAGCACTACTAGGAGCTAAAAGTCCTCCAAGTGCTCTACCCGCTTTTAGAAGTCCAGCATTAGCAATATTACCACTCACCATTGCACCCACAGCAAAGCCAGAGTTCTTGATGAGTTTATCAAATAAGAAGTTGGTTTTGAACCAGTTATCAGTAGAGTACCAAGTAGCGTTCTTTTCTGTATCTGTGTAGTAGTTAGGAAGATATTCATTGTCCACTTTACTGTTCCACTCATCCAAACCTCTCATCATCTCATTATCCCATATGTCAGCAAATCTTCCTGAGAAAGGAGATTTAGCTAATCCATATAACATACCAACACTACCAGCAACAGTGGTAGCTGCAAGGTTCACACCCTTCAGAAGACCATTAACTGCTTTGTCTAGGTTAGACTGAGCATAGGCTTTCTGGTCCTCAATATTTACAATATCAGGAGAATAAATAGCATACCTTCTGTTTTCATAAAGTTCTTGAGCACTTACAGTGGGAGCCATAGGTGTAACCACAGGCCCAGCACCGAAGAATCTATCTAACGCATTACCTGCATTCCCAGAAAGACCACCCTGTACACTTCCACGATTTACATTGGAAGACGGGTTGTCTAACTCAGGAAGTTCTGTGTTAGTATTAGTAAGTAGGGGATTCAAGTTTTTATCAAAACCTGGCATGTCTTAAATATTTTAAAAGCCTGCTATATTAGAAAAGTCGTAACTAGGATACTGAAGTCTTAACATTGAACGCAACTCATTATTAGTTAATGTGTTAAGTTGCTTTCTACCCTGATCATATCCAACTCTTTGAAGACCACCCATTCCTGATATCTCAAAAGGAACCCATTCTCCGACCTTTGATTTTAGGAATATGGTAGGTACAAATAGATCAGAATTAATTGCATCCCCTGTAAGGTCAGCATTTATCTGGAAGTCAGTTACTCTTGGGAAGTCTCCGAAGGACTTTTGCATGAATGCGCGGTCAGGATTACCTGTTGGATTAGTACTACCTTTTCCAAAACGAAGCATTCGTGCAGCTTGCACATTATCATCTGTATACCCACTGTTGTTCAACACCTTATCAATCGTTCCTTTATCTAGCTTAAGTTTCTGAATGTTTGTAGGATCTTTCTCATTCTTTAACCACAACTCAAAGTCATTACCAGATTGATGCACAAATAGTCTAGTGTCCTTAAGATTTTCACCAGCTAAGAAACCAGATGCTGTACCTAAATTAAAGTTATTATCAGCAGCAATTCCTTTTTCATTAGCTCCTGTTAACAATCCACTTAGATTAGCAGCTACTACAGGAGGAATCTCTTTTGACTTTCCTGTAGAAACAGCCTTTATGGTAGGAAGAAGATCATTAGCAATAGGGGCCATGATGTCCTTGTACTTCTCATCTATAGATTTATTAATGTTCTTATCAAAGTCACGATACTTGTTGTAGTATTCATGAACATTTAAAAGAGCTTTTCTCATTTCAGCACCACCAATAACATCTGCTCCAAGAGTTCTTTTACTCATTTCCACAGTGGCTTGTTTGCCATTTGGAAGTGTATAGTTAAGACGAATCTTTCCAAGAGGTGCTCTATCCACACTAAGAGAAGCTTTACCAGTTTCAATATCACTAATGATTTGACTTGGAGTTTTAGCAACAGATGTGACGCCCTGACCAGGCATATAGAATTGTAAGTTCACTGCTCCACCAGCATCAAGTTGTCTTCTAACAGCCTCTCGTGTAGCAATTGCAGTTTCATTATTTTTGTACACATCAGCTTTAGCTTGTGCTTTAGCCTCTTCATCTCTGTCCTGGATAGCTTGTAATGTATTAGTCTGTCTAAGAATTTCCATAACAGACCCTAGGGCCCATGCTGGTTTCTTAGTAGCCTTATTAGTATTATTCTTATAGTCATCAAGGATTGCATCTATTTCACCATTTGTCAATCCTTTATTAATCAATCCTTGTCTTAGACCATTGATACTACCCATGGTCTTTTCAGTGAAATCTAGAACAAGTTTGTCAGCATTGTTTCTAGCATCTGTAGGAGTTCCTAAAGATACAGCTGGTGACATGGTGGGATCTCCATAAAGCTCAGCACGCTTAAGTGCATTTTCTGTAGCTTTAAGTTGAAGTTCTTGCTGTTTAAGTTCAGTTTCAATACCAAACTCATAAGCTTGACGTTTCTCTGTAGTCCACTTCAAGCGCATCTCTTCATTCCATTGCTGCACTTTCTTCATGGGATTATCTACATATTGCACAGACTGTTGCTTCCAAGAGAAAGCATTTGCAAACTCTTTTACAAACCCATCCTTGTATATAGAAGCTTTTACAGCATCTGGGTTAGTTCTTACTAATTCCAGGTTCTTCTTTAGTTCATCATCAAGCTCTCCAGGTGTACCATCTTTTCCTAGAAGCTTATCTAGGTAAGCAATTCTTTGATCAATTTTTTGAGACTCAGTGGGATCAGTTACTATCTTCTTTTGACCCTTCAGATAGTCAAGAGTTTCTATTGCATCAGCTCTTTGAGCATCATAGCTCAAACGAGCTCTTGAAACAAGTTGGTCAGTGCCCACTCCCCTAAACTGATATCTAGCATCAATGTCAAGTTGATTGATATCATCTGGAGTGAGAGACGCATTGATAGCAGCCTTGATCTGTCCCTCATCAATGCCCTCAATCTTATAACGCTTCATAGCGTCTGCTATCTTCTGTGTGTTTATCTTACCATCAATCACCTCAAAAGGAACGTCATATTCCTGGAGCTTTGGGTGAAGGAGTTTGATAGCATCTAGTGCTGTCTTCTTAACATCTCTATAAGGGGTGTATCTACTTCTGAAGGAAGCGTTTACATCGTTAGAATTTAGATAGGCACCTGCCTTATCTGTAAAATCCATGATGTTAGCTTGAGAAGATTTTCCTTCAGATATAGCTTTTTCCATCTCGGCTAACTGCTTCCTATAGAAAGCTGTAGAACCTACAGCATTTTGAACCACTGGATCTTTGCTCACCTGAGTCACCATACCTCCTACAGAGTTAACAAGTTGGAAGTTGGAGAAGTCAGCTCCTGCAACAATTCTCAAATCATTACCTAATTGGTTAAGCTTAGACTGCAAATATTGCTTTTGAGCAGGATTGGCAATATCCAAACCAGCCACATTGTCAATATAGCTCTGGATCTTTTGTACACCAGCATCATATTGAGCCTGCTTTTGCATACCCACAGACACCATAGCCTCCACAGGAAGCTGCTGAATGTAAGGGTTAAACTGGGGTATTATGTCGGTATAAGATGCCATATATCATTAAGTTACAAATGTAATAGAAAGAATTATAATTTCCAAGAGAACTAACTAGTTTTGGTAATTCACTATAACTGAGTTAGTTAGATATTTTTTAATGCTTTTACAATAGAACCATTTCTTGACTCATCACTTTTGCCTTTTTTTCTAGTACTAACCACTCGTCCAGAAGCATCGTATAAATGCTCATATCCAGGAGCAAGACTAGCATCAGATCCTTTACCTGAAGAAAGAGATCCTTCCATATTAAATTCCTGAAGAGGGTTCATGTTTACAGCTCTGAATCTAGGATCGAAGCGGTAGTTATACATGTTCTCATAAGTAGCCAAGGTTCTGTTCTCTAGCTTGTTTTGAGCATACTTAGAAGCGATAGAATTAAGAGCAGCCTGTGTTGTAGCCTTAGTGTTAGAAAGTGCTTGAGCCTGTCTTTGTGCCTGAGTATCAAGGATTTGTAAGTTCTGGAGCTTAGCTTGGTTGAGCAAATTTCTATTCTCTCCATATACTCTTTGCTTCTCAGCCTGGTTCAGTCTGAACTGTTCACCTAACACTTTCTGGTTAGCTGCATACTTCTGAGCATTCAGAGAAGCTAGAGCAGCAGGATTGTATCCTGTAACTCTTGCAGTGGCATTATAGTCAGCCTGATTAGCATTTAGAATATCTTGCAAAGATATATCCATAGGCACACCAAGCTCAGGAATAAACTTCTGAGCAGGTACAGGTTCTACTTGGTTCTGAGACAATGCATACATCTCGCCCAATAACTGATTAGTATCTAGTAATTCAGCATCAGAAGGTCTTAGGTAAGGTAGTAGTTGATTCAAGTAAGAAAGAGCGCTTAGTCTAGACTTGGGTGTTGTCTCCACCTCAGGAGTAATAGTTTTTGAAGGAAGTGGCGAAACTTTAGGAGGAACAGCTGCAGGAATCTTTCTTAATTCACGAGGAAGACCTCCTGTTGCAGGCCTAATTAACTCACCAACACCCTGCCATCCAGCACCAAGTTTCTGATCTACAAAAGGTTCTTTACCATACAAAGCTTTATGTCTAGCTTCAATTAGAGGTTTTGATTTAGGATTACTAAGTAGAAACTCTTGGAATTCTTTATTACCTTTACCCTTAAATCCAAGAGCATCAGCCACTCTATCCCACTCTCTTGCAGAAAGTTCAGAAGCTGTAGCCATACCAAGTCCTGTTACATTTCCTTTCCAAGGCTGAAGTCCATATCTACTTACATATCCGTCATCTGTAGGACCACTAGCTACTCTTTGAGAAGAAACTGAATCACGCACAGGTGCTGCTGTGGGTGGAACCATTTGATAAGGAAGAAGTCCAGATTGTGGAACAGCTATACCAAACTGAGCTTTAGGAACACTAGCTCCCTTCTTAGCCAAAACATCACCTTTGTCTGTAATCTTTACAAGCTCTTCTTCTTTTGTATCATTGATAGCATTCTGGAGAGAAGCAGCGTTTATCTTTTTGTTTGCCAATTCTTTAAGTTTTGCGTTAGCACCTTCCATATTTGCTTTGAGAGTTCCAAGAGCAAGCTTGTCAAAAGAGGTCTGTACATCCAGACTATCAAGTTGTTCTACTGACTTGTCAATCAGCTTGTTCTGCTTGTTCTCTTGTTTAGAAAGATCAGCCACGTAGGTCTTGAATTTCTTACCCTTAGCTTTAGTATCTCCTAGCATATCTGCAAATGCGTTTGTGATTTTGATATTACCAAATACAGTGAGGTTAGAATCTCCAGTGGTGCCATCTTGTAACTTTACAGCTGGTTCTCCACGCTCTACCTCTACAGGATTTTCACCATAGGTGATGCCGATACCTGTGTTTCCTTTTCCATCAGACTCATCATGAGATTGTCCTCTGAACATGATAGTTTCTCCTCCCTCAGGAAGATAAGGATTCTCGGATAGAGTTTCAGCATATCCACCCCAGTGTGTTTCAAGCTCACCACCCATTTGCATTTCAGGTCTTCCTGTAAACATAGCTCTAGCACTAGGAGGGGTATATTCTTTTAAGTGACCACCAGCTCTGAGCATATCAGCATCAGCTGGGGGTTTGAGAAGATCTTTCACTTTATGCTCTCCAAAGGTTGTAATTACCTGAGGCTGCCATGTATGACTCATCCACTCATAAGGAGAAACATCACCACCCTCTTTTAATCCAAACTGATTCTGGATAGCATAACCTGCAGACTGGCCCATGATGTTGTTTATGTTTCGTTGGTTAGTTTGCTGGAACTGTCTCATCTTTCTTTCAAAAGGATCAAGAACATCTCCAAGAGCACCTCCAAGAAGTCCTCCTACCATTCCACCAACAGGTCCTCCAAGTGCTGTACCAGCAGCTGTACCAAGACCTTTACCTATACTACCTCCTGCATCATCACCAACACCTAGTGACATACCAATGTTCTGAAGTCCAGCTCCACCACCACCTGTCATAAAGTTTCCAAATCCTGTACCCTGCATCCATCCAGACTGAGCTTGCTTTAACTTACCACCCTTCTTAAAGGCTTTCACTTTATTGCTGTCATTCAAAGGCTCATATCCAAGATCTGTATACATTGTACCAGGATTATATACATTCATAATCTCTGTAGGATTACCACCAATCATTGCACCATCTTGAGCAAGCACATTTGTACCCACTCCATAGGAAGGAAACATTTGTTGTGGTTGTAATATTACATCTTCAGGTCTAACATATTGTCTTCTAGGCTGTTGTACAGGTCTGCTCATAGCAGCTTGAGAAAACACTCCTGAAAGCGCTGCTTGTTGCTCAGCTTCTTCAAGAAGATCCTGTTGCTGTGACATCATCTGTGCACCTTTTATAACATCAGTAGCAGACTGTAAATAAGGCATGGCATCAAATGATCCAGCAGCAGCAGCTGTGGGTGTAGAACTAGGTGTAACAGTTTGAGAAGGCATTCTACTAGTCAACTGTTGCATACTGGGTGTCTGTATCCTAGGTAAACCACCAGTTGGGATACGAGGTGTTCCCTGAAAACCAAACTGAGTATTTGCATATTGCTGGAAACCAGGCTGTGCTTTTGGAATCTTCTTACCTTTCTTAGCAGGTTCTTGTGCCTGAAGAGCAGCAAGTTCTCTACGTTCAGCGTCTGTCATGCCTGTTATAGCATAATTGATATCAGACTGCATTTCGTATGCATCTAAGGGAACAAAAGGAGCTGGAGCCTCACTACTTGTCATATATGTGCCAATCTGAGCTTTCTTAAAAGCCTTACCATGTTTAGCCATAAATGCTTCTTCTGTAGGAAACTTCTTGTAGAATTCCTTTTCAGACTTAACACCAGCAATTTTGAGCATCTCTTTTTTCATGTTATTGGTATTTATCTAACCAGCCACCCTTGGTTGGTTTATTATAATTTGTAAAGTTAAGCAATTGGTCTAGCTTTTCAATAGGTTGAGCATCAGCATTATTTACACTAACACCACCTCTAGCCACAGGATACTCTGTAACATACTCCCCGTCAAATTCATAATCCTCTCCAGGTTCCATATATTGAACATCTCCTGTATCAGAGATTCCAACTAGCGGCTCATACACTCCCTCCATAGTGATTTGATTTGATGGGATGGTTACAGGACTGCCCCAGTTCTCAGGGTTCCAATAACCCATAGAGTCTACAGGTATTTCTGAACCATCCTGACTTATAGTCTTAGGTTTGAAATCCAAGCCTTCTTGGTAGTATTTCATCTCTTGTCCATTCTGTGCACTAGCCTTGGTTTTCTTAGCATAAGGACCATTGCTAGGAGCAGGACTCTGTGTACGTGCATACATGAATCCCACAGCACCAGGCATAGACCCTCCCATAGCTAGTTGCATTGGGATGGGTTTAACACTATCTCCCAATTGAGCTAGTGGCATAGGTTGAGGCGCTCCAGCCATAGCAGGTCTTAAGTTACCACCATCTTGAAACTGACCACCCCATGCAGGGCTGTAGTTACGTCCTTTGGTGTTGTATGCCCATCCTTTAAAACCAGGAGGAAGTGTTACATTAGACTCGTTAGCATTAGGCTTTTTACCATAGTTATCGTGAGTCTTCTGCTTCAACACTAGTCCTCCTTGCTCATACTTATCTAACCAACCACCATCTTCAGCCTTATAAGGTTTAGCACCTCCTGCAATAGCACCAAAGAACTTACGTTGCTTCTCTGTCAAAGGATTTCCATGCACGCTTTTATCGCGTAGGATTTCTTTAGCTTTTGCGGATGTTAACTTCTTTGCCATTATTTGTAAGAGATTTGAGCAGGTGCAGTGATAAATTGAGAAACTAGATGCACATCAGACTTGTTATCTAGGATGTGTCTCACCTTCAGGTCTTTAGCTCTTAGAGGTTCCTTCTTGAAAGATCTCTTGCCATAGTCCATATTAGCTTGGTTTACTATCTTATCTATAGATAGAGACTCACAAGTCGTTAAGAATAGGGGTATAGATTTACTTTTTACCAATGACCAGAAGGTATTGTATTGGTAGAAGTTGTCTGATTTTGTGAACGTAATTGTCTTACTTTCAGCATTATATAAAGGATACTTCATGTATTCCTTTAAATTGTTAATAGGTTTAGGTACCAGTTCTAGAATACCAGTGGACTGTTGACCATTATAAAGGACTGCCTTATTAAACCATTCATTATCCACTTCAATTCTGTCATTATCATTAAACACACCACTGTTACCGCGGAAGTATTTGTACACCTTTGTGTAGTCCTTAACATTCTGAAGAATCTCATCGTAATACTGATAAGCAAACGGATATTCAATAATGTAAGGCTCTATGTTTCCATAGAACTTGTTGTAGTTCTCAACATCTGTCAAGTGTCTCCACACACAAGAGCTATAAGAAGGAGTAAACACAGCTGTCACCTGTTGATTAGGAGTGACAGTGGATATAGGGAAGTTAATAGTCTTTTTGCACTTTCCTAGAGATTCAATTAAAATCACTGTAGCATCATCTGCTACAGAATAAGCAACACCCTCAATAAGTGCACTCAAAGGTACATTAGTCCCTAGAACATTTCCAAGATTGTCAGAGATGTTAAAAGGACCACTCCTAGGAGAGGCTTTGGTGATCTTTATGAATACTGTCTGTGCCATTCAAATAATGTTTATAAAGGGGCAGTAGTAGTTGTTGTAGTGGTTCCGCAAGTATTTCCACAATAGGCTCCTTTTGTAATATCTGCAGCTCCACCAAATACTATTATACTATTCTCCACCACACAAGGAATTACATAAGGAGCTGGATCTGTAAGTGTTGCATTACCAGTTGTTCCGTCGCAGTTAAACCATTGAATTTGTGCTATAGGATCTGCCTCCACTGTATATTCATAACAATCCTCACAACTTGGAGCAATTGTTGTTGTGGTAGTAGTGGTAGATGTAGTGCTAGTTGTGCTTGTAGTGGTTGTACTGGTGCTAGTTGTAGTGGTTGTAGTTATCTCACAAGCCTCTCCCACTAATGTACAATCAGGTACAAAATAGGTGGTAGTTGTTGTTGTGGTGCTACATCCAGACCCAACTAATGTTGCAGTGAGCCCTTTAGCTCCAACATATATCTGATCTCCACATACACATACATATTGTGTAGTTCCACCTGCTATCAGAATATTGAACTGTGGAACACCATTGCAATCTGTATAATCATATGTTAGAGTGTCAGAAGATTGATTCTCAACAGAATATGTATTACACTCACACACAAATGCTGTTGTTGTAGTGGTGGTAGTGTTCTCTACAGGATTAGCCACAATAGCCTCAAAGTCTGCACAGCAATCATTTAGCCCAGAATAGAAGAAGTTGTTCTCAGCTATATACCAGTTAGGAATGTAGCTATGGAAGCTCACCCAGCTCTTTGTATTCACATTGAAAGACAAAGTCCAGCTCTTGTTACAGAAGTACTCAAGATCTGTTAAATACACTTGTTTCCTAACTATTCCTGTACTATCACAGCACTCTACTTCTTCCTCTAGATAGAAGTTGAAGTCTGTCTCATCATACACAATATTCTTGTGTTTTGGAATATAATCAAGCTTTGTAATGATTATACGGTCAAATTTACTATCATATACACCATGCAGTCCTAGTCCTTTGAAATGGTTATCAATAGGAACATTAGGGAAATAACGCAAGATTTCAAATGCTAGGTGGTCTGTAAAGAACCTATTCATTCCTGATCCAAAAGCACTCAAGTCTTGAGCTCCCTGATTAGTAATAAGGAACACCTGCCCACGTTTAGCATCAATACTCAGCTGCCCTTGAGGTATCTTGAGGAGCATCTTATTCTGAGTTCCTACATATCCTAGGTCAGTTTCTGCAAAGTCTACGGGAGGTGAGCTCCTGAACAGACTGTCATTACCCATGTACGCAGCCTTAGGATTGCTTGTATCAATTGTGAGCAATGTATTATACATCAAGCTCTTGTTCTCAAAACGAGCAAGAATAGCTTTATTTTGTATACCATCCAAACTTACCAAAGGACCATAGTTCTGTGGGAAGTCAAAAAAAGATGTAGCTCTGTAAACTAACCAGTTGTTTGATCTAGTGTCAGCACTTGCATCTTGAGCATCTGAGTAAATAGCTCTAAAAGGATACACTGTAAAACACTCCTTCTTCCAGTCGTAAGGGAGGTGAGTGAATGTATTCTCTTTATTCTGCTTGGAGAATGTAGTGTTGTAGTAGTAGGTATTGTCGTTAGCTATAGAAACATAGTCTTCCTGTACCCAGTCATCAGGGATGTTTGTGCTAACATGAGGCCAGAAGTCTCCAGCTCTGTTATCAAACGCCTGACGAAGGTCTACATTATAAGAACTCTCACAGTAGAAGTAAGGAATACCATATGCAAACAAGTACATCTTACCATCGTAGAAAGTTCTACCAGGAGCTGTAACAGGAGTTTGACTATTAGGACAATCCAGATTATTAGCCTTGATAGATATAAAGTTGGTAAGCACCACTGTGTTAACACTTACATCAGACAGAATAGAACGTGCTGAGTGCCAATATTTTGGATAGGCCACGTTACCAATCTCATCGTAGAAAATGTCACTATCATCAGGAGCATTTACACGATTATCTATGAAGAAAGGAAGCTTGGTCTTGAAGGCAAACTTATTGATGAATGTGTCACCACCAAAGAATGTAACTAATACAGGAGATGTAACAGGAGTGATATCTCTTTGAAGTCCTGTATCCACTGTGTCATAAGAATATATCTGTCCATATTGATTTCGGAAGATGTTCTTAAGTGATCCGTAATAAGATACAACACTTATAGATTCTTCCCTAGCAGGAACATCACAATTACCAGATTCTGAGATGGTTGTTCTTGACTCATCTGTTACGAGTCCATTAATACTTGGTGTGTTACTTGGGAATGGTAAAGGATCTCTTGCTTCATCTGTCTTTAAGTAGACAGAACTTTCTCTGTTCCAGTTATTTATATTTCTATCATCACCAGCGCTTTGCACACCAGGGATGAGATATTGCTTAAGGTCAAGTTCACGTTGCTTAATTCCTAATCCATTGTCTATTATGTTACTATAGTCATAGCTAGCAATAGAGTTGTAGGAATAGGCATAGTTTTGTCTGGTGATACCGTTGATATAGATGGTCAAATAGGCCTGGTATGCAGCAAATAGGGCAGAAGCATTGTAAGGAGAGGTGATGTTGGCAATATTGTTAGAAGCAGCTAATGCATCCTGCTGAGCTTCTCTACTAACAAGTCTGTACATCGCATTCTTCTTCACCTGTACAAAGTGAGCACTACCAGCACCAAAGATTACGTTCTCCAGCTTCAGGATATTTCCTAAGAAAGGTTGACCAAATGAAGTTTCTGGAGAGTTAAACACATGTCTGTACTTAGCTTCTTCAGAATCAAATCCTTTTAGAGGATTAGGATTACACTCATACCCCACCTCAGCTTCAGGTGTAATAGTGTACTGAGGACTAAATCCTGATGTACCACCACCATATCTAGGAGGAGCTAATGATGGAACCCATCTCACTCTATCAATAGCTGCTGCATTTGTGTTAAATATAATTAAGGTGGATGATGGAGCAGAATGACCAACACAACATGGTTGTGTATTATTTTGAGCACAATACTCAGCCCAATCACCATAAGGAGCTGGAGGGGGAAGTAGAGTTCCTCCGAATGTAGGATCAATACCACATCCTGCTGTACTTGGTGGTATTCCTGGAGGAACAGGAGGTATGAAGTTAAATGCCACTACAAATGGACTAGCATTATACTCTACCTCAATTTTATACCAAATGAATGTTTCAGATATAATAGCTCCTTCTGCACCATTCTCAAATACAGGAGCATAGAAGTCTAATGCACAAACTGTAAATGATTCATTTAAAGGAAAATCATCTTCAGCGTCAGGACCAATTTTAGCATAAATAGTTTCTCCTGTATAGCAGTTTGTGTATTTTAAAATACCTGCCTCAGTAGCGTATATTTTAAATCTTCTACATACATTACTTGTGCTTGCACTAGCAAGAGGGATAGTGTAACCATTACTCTTATCTACAAGAAACGGATCTTGTCTAAGATCATTATAGGGATAGTTAGGAAAGTAGAATTCTGTCCCCTCTCTTTCATACTTGCCCACGTTTCTAAGAATACCCTTAGCTACAATAGATCTGTTTGTACTACGATCACCACGTACTATTTTAAATCCAACTATCTGACGCTTTTGCTCAGCTGTCAGATTAGAAGAGTTAATAAGTACCTCTACCTGTGTAACATCAAGTCGTACACCTAGTGGGAACACTGCATCTTTTTGCATCACCATGTTGCTAGCACCAGTGAATAGAGCAGATTCAAATATAGGACTCACCAGCACATCTGGGAACTTATGGTGTCTGATCTTCTGACCAGCCAAGTCTCCCCATAATTCTTTGTCACAAGGGTATTCTTCAATAGACTCCCAGTAGGAGAACTGACCATATTGATAAGGTCCTTTGTAGTCTGTGTCAGTGGAATATCCTGGAGAGAATCCAGTAACACTGGCTGTGTTATATATCTTCCAATAGGGACTTGTTCCAGCAATAGGATCATCTGGTTCACCTATAAAGTCATCATTAGTATTGGATACAGGCCATAAGTCATTAGCATTAGCTATTCTACCAGGAATGTGGAATCCATCAGTTTGTTTACCATTCTGAAGGAGGAACACTATTTCAAATGCATATACCTCATCCCTTAGATAGCCTCTGAGGTTGGTAGCATTTAGTTCGTCTGCATAGTTCTCTGTAGCAGGAATACGATATGTTTCCCACTCAAGAGTAATTTGACTTGCAATCTGTTGATAGTTAAGTCTTTCTGCAGATGTAAGCTGGTCCCACACTAATACATCACGAACAGCTGTAACATCTTGAGCCACCTCATAGTAAGGAAACTTCTCAAAAATATCATCCACTGTCAAACGAACATCAGTCTTATTCTGACCACTATAAGTGATTACCTGTGAATCTCCATCAATAAAATAAATGCCTATCAGCTCTACAGAGGTGATACCATTGATGGTTTTAATAACCGCTAAGTTAAAATGCTTAAATAGTCCTGTAAGATCTAGATTACTTACAGTGATTTCAATAGACCTACCAACAGGATAATTAAAATTAGGAGTGGTAAGACTTATGTCAGCAATAGGAGTGGGATTAGTAACTGAATAGTAGGAAGTATACGGACCACCAACAACATCTGCATACTGAATAGCAAACTGATAAGTACCTGCTGTAAGTTCACCTCCTGTTCTTATGTTGGTAATCTCTAGTTGAGGAATCTGGAAGTTAGGCTGTACGCTTAATCCATTACAATCAATTTCATCACTATAAACAGGATCGCAGGCAGGAGTTCCTCCTATAAGAACATAGGGGATATTCTCAGGGTTGAGATCAATATATCTTCTGGGATTGATACCATCTGTCCAATACACCTCAGTGGTGCAATTGGTAATTCTGTGGACAGACTTGTGGATGGGATAATTTATATTAAAGTTGAGGCAAGGAGCATTAATGTACTTGCGATAGACACAATCATTGTTATCCATATATCCAATCTCAGAACCCCCATTAACAGGGTCTGTAAGAAAGAATACATGCTTGCTCTTCTCAGGGATGAAGTGTTGACCTATTAGTACATAACCATCAGGAAAGGTGAGACAAAGCTCATTTCCTTGCTCATTCTGATAGTTTACAGAATTAGCATCAAAGTTTTCTAGAGCAGCATTTAATGCATACGTAAGTTGACCTTTGGGAATCTGTTGAACAGATTGATCCATATTAAGGCCAACCGTAGCATTATTATATTCTTGAATAACATTGCTTTTGTTACCACCAAGAATATTTTTTATTTGTTCTAATTCATCTGCCATTTCTATCAGTTATTACGTCTCCAACCATAGCTATTGCTACGATTGGGGAGTTCATACATGTTAAATCTATTCAAGTCATTCTTAATTCTACGTTGCTTAGTCCAAGCATCTTGCTTCTTAATCTCAATATCAGCCATGATGAAAGCTTCATCAGCTTGTTGCTTGTAGTTAACTAACTTCCTTTCTAGCTGATTGTAGGTCTCATCATTCACCTGGTTGGTCAGAGTTTCTACCACCTTATACTTAATGAAAGCCTCAACAAACTCCCTAATACGATAGTTGTCAGGAATCAGTTGATTTCCAGCATTATCGTAATCTGTAGCATAGAACAATAAATGTACCACTCCATTACGGAAGTTGGTTACAAACTTATTGTCTCTAATATCAAAACTGTCATATCCTGCAGACCCTGGTGTAAACTCACGCAGAGGGGGAGCCTCTTGATAGAACTCCCAATTGCTGGTATAATCTACACCACAGTTACCCTGTGCAGAGATGTTACCAGGCTTGAGTAAATACTCCCTTCTGTATAGAACAGGGGCTTGATTGTTTGTCTTATATACTGTCTGAACTAGCTCAGGCATACAGCTTCCATCACATCCCACATTACCACAACAAGGGCTAGGGATAGTACAATCAGTGGTGATAGGGCTCACCTGAATAGTTGTAGATGTAGCAGCCTGTGAATAGAAAGAGTTAGCTTGCTGATAAGGAAAACCATTAACAGCTGTACAAAGCCATGCCTCACGGACAGCATAAAAGTTGTCTGGGAGTCTAGCTTCATAATCATTGATGTGCAGAATTTCTTCAGCAATTACGTATGTAGTTCTACCCAACTTTCTGAGACACTTGTCCAGATAAGTGGGGAACATCAGATCATCTACAGCTCCTGTATCGAAGTAGCTTTTAAACTCCTCCTTAACAATAGCATAGACGGGCTCTGGGCTGACGAAGTTATATTTGTAATAGTAGGACATCTATTTTACTTTTTCCATTCGTGATAGATATGTTGATATTTATCATTGGTTTTCAGATAGTGAGACAGTAGTCTGGAAGTGCTTCTGGAAGGTTTGAAATACCACAGAGAAGATTGTTTGAATCTTGCTGTTTCCTTAAACCAAACCCATCCAAAGAAGAACCCTTCTGTATGAAAGTTGAAGTTGTAGATGCGTTTACCTTTCTCCTTTGTCTTTTTCCAGTCAATAGGAAGATTGACAAACTCTTTGCCATCTACACCCTTTATCTTTCTACGCTTCTTTTTGTTGATAGAGAACTCACCAAATCCAAGAGGAAGCTTTGCTCTTTCTCCTGTTTCTAGAATGTACTCTTTGAAAGCATCATTATAAAAATAGATGATGTTTCTCCACTGATCAAATGTCAGCTTAATAGAGGGGTGCTTTTTGCAGAAACTGCTGTAGTTTTCTTTGCTAGCGCTTCGCCAGTCTAGTTTCACTCTCATTTATCTCAAGTTTGGAGCATTAGGTGCTTGACCATCAACTCCATCACTTGTGATGTCTGTTTTCAATCTGAAATACGTAGAGAGAAGCTTTTGAGAAGTGAGCTCTAACACTTGCTTTTCCAGGTATCCTGGAACTGGTGATTCCTTATCTAAAGGATTCATGCAGAGTTGTTCTGTTGTGTACTCAGGAGTTCCACATCCACACTCTGGGTACATAATCTCGTTTGGAACATCTTCCTCAAATAAAGCAACTAGTCTGATTGCTTTTAACAGAGGGTTGTTCACATAGAGGTATCCATTAGAAATCCAGTAGTATTCTTCCTTCTTGATAATAGGAAGCTTGAGCAAGTTTACGTATCGGTTGATGGTTATTTCCTTAAGTTTCTTTCCCTGCCCACTCATAGCATTAATAGAATACACCCCTTGAATTACATACTGGTAATTACCTTCTGTGATTCTGGGAAGTTTAAATTTTGTTCTAGCTACGGTACAAGGATCTGCGTAATCACAGCATTCAGAAATAGGAACTTCCACCATCTCTAAACAAGGGATGGTGGTAAAAACTGTATCGGTTGCCCATAACTTCCTCAGATTAGTCTCACGCTTTATCAGGAGGAAGGCATTGTTCCTAATCTCAGACATAACAGCTCTATCCGTGATCAAGTTGTCCGTGGAGAGCAACTTGTGCATAGAGCGTACATCTGAAACTAGCTTCCTAAAAGTTGACATTATAAATACTGTTTGAATATATTTGTTATTCCGTCTTCAAAATCTATCAGGAAACCTGTCACCTCACCTTTAGTAACAGTGTAGCCATTCTTATCATCCCAAGAACTCTTGGCTGTAGAGAAGGCAGGGAGCTGGTAGAACTTAATACCGTTGAAATCCAGACTCACCTCATGGTGTTTGTCTCCTGTAAATATGTAGAAATTCTCATGACCTGACCACTCATCTTTAAATTCCATAGGGAACAGATGAGCAAGTTTTGCTGGTTTAAGAGCATCTCCATGGTTGAACATCATTGCAGATGTACCATAACTCACGTACTTTCTGTACCTTGGAGAGATGTCAAAGAACACACGCTCCTCGTTTCTAAAATAGGTTTGTAACCAACTAGCTAAGTGCCAGCCTACAAACTCATCGTGATTACCAGCTACAAAGACTACATCAACCTGCTCACCCTTCTGAAGGAGAAGATTAATGACGCTCACCTCATGATCACAGATTGCTTGAAAAGCCTCGTGATAGGATAGGATGTTTTGCTGGGGAGTACCCTTTGTAGTTGTGTTAGTGAACTCACTATTGAACTCATCAGAACCAATAATATACTTGATATCTGTGAGATTATTAGCTAGAATAGCTTGATTTAGGATGATTTCTACTCTTTGGATAAAATCACCAAAGCGCTCTTCTATATCATTGTTTCCTCCAATATCCAGTTTGTTTAGGTGGGAGTCTTGTTTGTTTATGATTAAACAAGCATCCTTCTTAGCCATGTCAAACTTTGGAGCTACTATCTCAGGGGATACAGGCTCATATGTCTCAAGGAAAGCAACAAAGCTATCCTGGAACACCTGCTCATCTTTCTTCTTACCTAACCATGCTTTCACTTGGTAGTGAGGCTGGTCAGCATTTCCCCAGTAGTTTTGGACGTATTTAGTTATTTCCCACTTGTCCGTATCTATCTTACATTTTTCAATCAACTCGTCCAAACTCTTGATTTCTTCTTTAGAGTTGAACACCACTTCACCTGTTCCCTTCTGAATGTCCTCAACAAATCTTACGATTTGATCCTCTAGTTCTCCAATGTAATTTGCAATTTCTGCAGTTTCTTCAGCCAATTCTGAGCCTCGCAGCTCCTTCATCAATTCATCCACCTCATTTTCTGTAACGTTGAGTTTCTCTGCATAGAACTTCTTGCTCTTTTTCCAGTGAAGCATCTGCTCCAACTGTTGCAGAAGGGATTGATTTTCAGGCATTTACGTTTTAGTTTGATTAAAATTGCCCTAAAGGTACGAAAGTTTTTTGATATTTTCCAAATTATTTTAACCAACCTTATTATTGATACTAACTAAGTCTGTTATAAATAAAAACTCCCCAGGGTAGAAACCCCAGGGAGAAGCTCTGAAAACCAACAAACAGAGCTTTTTGATATCTTTACTATGAACAAGAACCAGCTGCAGTTAACATACCTCCAGATATGTAAGCTACTGATCCATCCTGAGCACATATTGTACCCTCGTCTAGAATCTCTTCATTTAGGTGTACCGTGCCGTTACAATCTACCCAGTCATAATAAGCACTAACTCCTGACAGGTTATTCCATGCAGTACAAGAAACAACAGTGGTTGTAGTTGTAGTGGTTGGTGTTACTGTAGTTGTAGTGGTAGTTGTACTACTACTCGTAGTGGTTGTAGTTGTAGGCGTTACAGTTGTGGTGGTAGTAGTAGTTGTAGGTGTTACTGTTGTAGTTGTTGTGGTAGTTGTAGGACTAACTGTAGTAGTGGTTGTTGTGGTAGTAGGTGTTATTGTTGTAGTGGTTGTAGTTGTCGTAATACCACATTGTACAACAATAATATCAACATAGTTTGAACAAAGTGGATTGCTTGATGCCACTCTGACAATTGTTGTTCCATCAGGAACTAGGATACTGGTGTATCCAGCCAAGAGAGCCACTTTGCTCACTCCTGTTTCAAATGCTGATATATACCCGTCTAGATCTGAATACAGGTTAAAAGGTCCTGTATCAGATCCAGCGGTTGTTAAAGTTATTGTTACTATCACGTGTTATTAGATGGTTGTGGTTGTTGTGGTTGTTGGAGGTGCTATCGTTGTAGTAGTGGTGGTTGTCACAGGACAATCCCCAAGATTAGTAAGTGTTACACCTGGAACTGGGGGCACTACTACAGAGTCTTCGCAAGCACAAATATAGATGGTGGTTGGTCCAACAACGTTAGCACTTGCAAGAATTCCTCCACACTGATAATATACAACTTCCACCTCAGAAACTGTAGAATTTTCTACTGAGTAGAACTTACAAGAAGGGCAGAGTATTGTAGTGGTAGTTGTGGTGGTTGAGCTAGTGCTAGTGCTAGTAGTGGTAGTTGTCAAACTGTTCACCAAAGTCTGAAGATTTGCAATCTGAGTTTTCAGAGTGCAAACTTCATTATCCACTTTCTCAAAAGCAACTGTAGCTGTGTCACCTGTAACAATTCCTGTACAAGGAAGATTGGGCCCACTATATGCAATACCATTGGTTGGGTAGGGTGTTGCTGAACAAGGGTCACCACATCCACAAGATGTAACAACTGGTACTGGTGTGCAGCAAGGATTAGCTGGAAGATATATCATTTTATATAAGGAGTTTAACTATTAAGGGATGTACATAATGTAGTAGCAAGCACGAACTGGAGGGATATTGTTGTGAGATTGTCCACCTCCTGTAGAGTCATTGTTTACACCTACAAATATTCCTGTGGTATCAACACTTGTACGACCAACAGTAGCTGTTGTTCCTGTTGTATTCACAAGTTCATATCCAAGGTTTCCACCTGTAGAATGTCCAACAGCAGCACTATGAGTTGAGTCTAATGATACACTTGTATCTCCAGGATTAGCAATAAAGTGATAATGTCCAGGATCTACAAAAGTGGTATTTGCAGTGTGTGTATGTGCAGGAATTTGTAATGTTGTAAGAGTTACAGCATTCTCACCAGCAAGAGTGTTAATAGCATAGTTAGGATTCGCAGGGCTTACAAAAGGATCAACCACAGGACTAAGAGCACCTCCAGGAACACCCTGAATAGCACCTACAGCAAATCTTCCACGCTTGTCAGGAGTGCTATTGTTTCCATTACACAGGTAGATTTTATCAAATCCATTAGCTGCAAGACCAGCACCTGTAGTGTCAAAGTTAGCTAGAGATCCGTAGTATTCAACTACTGTGTAAGGAACCATTCTGTCTTTATATTGTACAGCACCAGGAGCTGGTGTACAAGCTGCTACAAGGGCACAGAGTTCTGACTTCTTTACATAGTTAGTCTCTACATCTAGAATGAAAGCATCCAGCTCAGCCTCTAGAGCACAAAGCTTAGTGATTGTTGCCTGAAGGATGGCATGTGTTCCAGAAGTAGAAGTTACACCTGTAAGACAACCTACAGTGTAAGGTCCTTCTAAAGCAGCAAAGTCTTCCTCCAGAGCAGTAAGTCTTACATCGATTTCGCATACAGCTTTAATCAATGCACTAATAACATTAGGGAGTGTAAGATCTTCACAAGACACCAAGTTCTTGTTTACAATCTCACAGATGATTTGAGGATTGATATCTAATTTTATACCAGTCCCGTTGAGAGTAGAGGTGAGAAACTCGATGAGTGCTTGTTCAACATACGAAAGAGAGTCTCCTGTTTTAATACCTAAAACAGGAACATCTATACCAGTATATCTTACACACTGATCAGATACAGTTTCTGCACAACCATTATAGCAATTTGAGCAAGACATCTATTTATATTTTAAAAGTTTAACTCTGCTAGCAATCATGTTTACCGTGAAAGGAGCAGCATAATTCGGGTTACAATACTTATAAGTAAGTATTCTTTTGTAGTTTATGAGGTCCAGCATCACCCCTCCAGGGACAGGCTGATTCAACATAAACGAGATATTGTTATACAAATTGTTTCCAAGCTCGTTCAGCTTGCAATCTATATCAGCAAGTAGAGCAGGAATACTAGCGCACTCTGGACAATTTGTAAGCCTGGGTGATAACATTTCCTATAAATTTTCTTCCTTGTTTTGCAGCAGCGTTGCATGCAGCACAAAGACCATTAATTAATTGACATCCACATCCAACCTTAGCTCCACATTTTTTACACATAGCCATATTAGTAGAAGTTTATGACATAGTTGGTTCCAGAACAACCACAATTGTTTTTAATGAAATTGTTTAGCATCATATCTGCCTGGTTATATAACTTAATTGCCTCAACATCAGCACAGTTATTAGCGGCAGCAATAGCTCCTTGTATAAAGAAGTAAATAGAGTTTAAGTCCACCTTTGCTTGTGTCTTAATAGCTCTATCACATTCCATCATATCAAGCTTCATAAATGCACCATCAAACTTTTCTTGCAACTGTTCTACACGCATAATTGACTTCTCTACAAAGTTCTGATATGCAGGAGCTACAGAGTATCTTAAACGATAAACCCCATCAGGTAGAGGTTGATCTATACCTACGGGGGATATTCCTAAGTTTGAAGTGGTGAATATATTGAAGTCATTAACACTGAAAGGTTTGATAAATGTACCAAATCCAGGAACAGTGATTTCAATTGTAGCACCAGAAACAACAGGAGGATTAGTTGGATAGACAGAAGCATCAGCAACCCCAAGCGTGGTTGTGTTGTACGTAGGGATTACTAGTATATCTAATTTTAAATCTGCCATGTTGTTTTAAATAAATAAGCCAGAGGATCTGAGTTTGTATCCTCTCACCTCTGGCTTAGGTTAATATAATCTAGGTTACTTACCTACTATTACGGAATCAGGGTTGATGTAGTAGTAGTAGAAGGCCATACAGTGGTTGTAGTAGATGTAGTTGTTACACACACACCATTTATGCTACTTACTGCACCAAGACCAGCTACAAGAACTGCTTCAATAGCTGTTTCCATAGCGCTATCCTTTTCAACAGCAATAATTACAGTGCTGTCTTCTTTGATATAGTCACCCCAGCTGTATTCAGACTTGTTATACTCGTTGAACTTGATGTAGTAGGTGCTGTAGGTTGTACCATCACTCACCCAGCTCTCAAAGTTCTCGTTATAACCATTCATTCTGTAGAGATGCTTCAAGTAACCAGCTTGGTAGCTGTAGAAGTTCTTCTCTAATTGTGCGATCTCTGCAGAAGTACCACTAGCGTAAGAAGAACGCTGTACTACAATAGGATCAGCTACAGTGTTACAAGGATCTGCTACGATGAAGTCAGCAGTTGTTGCAGGTCCACTAAATACGAATGTACGGAACCACATACGGTCATACTCGTAAGGAAATGCTGCTACATCACAAGGCTGACCATATTTGGTAAGAGGCTTACCAGTGATACGCAAGAAAGCGTTTTGGTCGTTACCAATTCTCTGGAACTGATAGAAGTCAGAGAAAGTGATGTTGTCAGGGTTGTTTCCAGGAGCCTGAAGATTGAAATGATAGATAACATCATCAATCAAAGCAGGTACATCAACGTTAGTACAAGGATCACCACCGCAATCGCAACAAGGTGCATTTACAGTTACTGAACGAGTGAAACCGTTGAAGTACAAAGTGTCTAAGTAGCTAGAGTGAGCACGAAGAGTAACGGTGATAACATCACCACACTGTGCGTTCCAGTTAACAACATCTGTAATCTGAGTAAGAGGAGTAGGACATCCGTCCACTTTATACCACTCAGTTACGTTGCTGTTACAACCAGCACCAGAAGGACAACCTTTAATCTTATCAGAACGCTTAGAGCCTTGCAGATAAGTGTTAGTACGGCCCTGCGCAACATAAAAATAGGGAGCAGCAGCGATGTTAGCAGCTGTTGCAAGAGTGTAGTCATTGCGGAATATACCCACCTGACCTGCTGTTAAATTTTGCGTAGATCCAGAGCTAGGGAGCGCAGATTGCCCTACTGGTACTACGAACAGCGTAGTTAATGAAAAATCAGCCATTTTGTTTTATTTTAGGTGATTGAAAAATTATTCGTTAGTCTGTATCCTGAATTGTGCACTTTGAGCAGCGGACTGGTTCTCAGTGTACATTGCCAGGTTTTGTACTGTTAAGTCTACTAATTCATCCTCCAGATAGAGTTCAAGTTCGCAATCTTGGTCCACTGAGTCTGTTCCATCAAATCTTACATATCCAGTCTTGTCTATGTAAACAGGATATCTCATGTATGACATATAGATATCTTTTGGTGTGAACGTGCCATCAGTGAAGATGCTTATTTCATCTGTCGAAAGGAAGTTGAAAGTCTCTTGGTATTCAAAGCTTGGTTTGTAATGGGTGTTGTTCAGAATGAACTGAAGGTCACCATGTTTAGCCAAGTCTCTGTTTATCCAGATCTTTCTATCCTTACACACTCCCTTATCAGCCAGCACATAACTATCAATATAGAACATGTACTTTGGAACAAGCAGGTGTAGGTTAGCAAACCATTGATTTAGCTCCTCGTTCTTAAGGGTGAGCTTAAGAGGTTGGTGATTGTAAGTGATCACTAAGCTCTGGAGGTCCTCATAACGCTTTTTGAAAGCGTCTAGTCCCATTCCACTTATTACACTAAAACCATCAACCTTTTGTTTTATCAGCTTAATTTGAGCCTCATTTAAGGCCAAAATCTTATCTTCTAAGTTTATCTGCTGGTGAACGTTAGTTGACAGTTTATTTAGTTTTTGATCAATCTTATATAATAAACTGTCTACTGGTATCATACTGCAGCTAATTTCTTAGTTTTCAACTTTCCTTCGAGTGTCAGGAGCAAATCCTGATTATCATCATCAGCAAGTTGTTTAATCAAATCATCTTCGTCCTTAGCTATTTCAAACTCACCCTCGTAAATTTTACCATTAGGTTTAGCTCTATATACAGAATGAGTGATTGCTTGTTTCACTAAGTCTTTGATATGGAGTAAGTTATCCTTCATATCTGCGAAGCGTGTGAACACTTCAACAGGATTTAACCCTTGATACTTACCGTTTTTAAACTCGGTTTGCTTGAGGACATTGTCTACAAGATTGTAAACTGCTTCCTCTTTAGTATCATCAGTTACAGGTAATCCCAACAGACGTGCTACTTTTCTCTTTCTTTCAGGAGTCATGCTGTCAAACTTAACAATAGCTTTATTGATAAGTTGTTTCTTTTTGAACAATACAGCATTCTCTATTTCATCATCAGCTACGTAGAACTGAGTTTCAGCAGGATATTCACCACGTTCCCAAGCTTGATATGAGCTTGCAATCGTAGGGTGAACACGCAACCAAGAGAAAGCTAATTCCTGAAAAGGAATTGTAAGATCAAAAAAGTTATCACCATCTAGCAATTTAACAGGCTGAACATGTAATGAATCACTTGTAGATGTGGACAATCCATAGTTCCAGAAATTAGAACGAGGACCTAAATCAACATCACCAAGAGCAGCTTGCAATTTGTCTCTAAGATTTGTAACACGCTCAATCTCCATGCTTCTTTCTAGAGGATCTTGAATTCTACGGATATAAGCAGCATCAGGATCAATTCCTGTTCTATACTTACCATCCAGTTCCTTATAGGGATATTTGAACACCCCTGTTCCAGGAATACGCGTTAGACCTTTGAGTGCAAGACCACCTTGCATTGTCTGAAGTTGTGAGTTATTATACTCCTTCTTAATCGTTGAGATTTTACCTAACTTACCCATATGTAGTTTATTTATTTGGTTTGTTTTGCAGAGTGGTTCCCACCGAAGGGAGAGCGATTAGGAGATACCCTAACCCAACACTCTGTAACTTGAGAAGAGCTCCCCCACCCTGAAAGTGGGGGGCGTTCTCTCCTCGGTATATGTGTGCTTCCAGTAGAAGCAGGCCTGCAATACTGAGACTGCAGGGGGGTTGTATGTTCTTAGAATTGTGGGATTTCCTCAATCAAGACTGTACGAGACAAATCTTCAATGAATACATCACAACGATCCTTCATCCAGATTTCGTATCCTGGGAATTTGTTCGCAGAGCTCATACCCTGAGACTTAGCAAAGCCTAAGTGGTGGCGAGTTCCATCGATATAACCCCAAGTCATAGAAGGAGCACCCTTCATACGAACTTCACGAATGTTGTTAACCAAAGAACCATCAGACATTGGAGATACGTCGAACACCATGAATACAGGAGTTGACTTCTTGTTCTGTCCAAATTCCAGGTTAGTTTGAGGCAGATCCAATTCCTTCAGGTGAATCAGTTCAACACGACCAGTCTCACGTGTAACCATTGCATCGAATGCAAAGTTGTAAGTGATGTGTTGTCCTTCTCCTTGCATGTAACGGTTTCCGCTATCAGCCATGAAGGTAAGACCACTGTTCAAAGCGTCATTCTTCAAAGCTTGTTGGAATACGTCAAAACCTGCTTCGTTAGTGTACATTTTAACACGACGGTCTTTAACATCCACACGACGATAGAACAAGTCACCAAACACTGAACGGATCAGGTTAGCAGTGAATTCTCCACGGTTGTACTGAACGAGGTTACCGTTGTTACGCATACGATGATAAACACCAGCAGATGTACGCTTAAGTTCTTGCTTGCTACCGTTAGTCTTAACAGTACCAGGACGAGACCAAATCATACGCTTAACTTTTAACTCAAGCATAGACTTACGCATCCAGAACTCAATAAATGGCTCCCATTTAACATCGTTACGAGTTAAAGGAAGTTGGTTACGACGCTGAGGTGCATATACAAGGATATCCAAAGGTTGACCCTTGCTATCACGCATCATTTTGTCATCAGCCCACTCAGTGATTTTGTGCTCAAAACCATATGCAGAACCTAAAGATTCAAACATAGTGATTTGCTCACCCAAACGAGGAAGACCTAATAAATCTTGGTCGAACTCACCAATTGCTGCATCAACTAACTCAAGCTCGATACCTACTTGTAAGAAAGTAGAGCTAACGAAGTCTACAGTTGGATTGTCTGTAACCAAAGTGAAGCTATAAAGGAAGCCCATGTTCCAAGGAACTGGATCCTTAATAACGTAAAAACGAGGACCATATTGGCGGCTACCAACAGAAACGATTGCGTTCTTAGAGAACTCGTTTGTGTCAATTACCAATTGGAACTCTTGACCATCGATACCAGGCTTGCTCAACTCAAGAGTTGTAGCTGGAACATCAATGATTTTGGGGAATTTGTAGGGAACAGCTACTTGCCATTTCCAAGCATCGCTATTATTATCAATGTAATAAGGCGTGCTTTTGTTGATCATGTCTAGGAAGTCATTGCTGTACAGAGAGCTCTGTGTATAGAGACTGATGATTTTCTTGTCGTAATCAGCAGGCTCAGTTGAGTGAAAGCTCTCCAGGTGGTTAGCGTCAGTTAGCTTACCTACAGCACGCTTGTCCATTGATGCGACACGAGCATACGTGAAGCCAGTTAGACCTGGGATTGTTTGAATTGCCATTTTGTTATCCTTTTATTTAATGAAAATTTATAAGAACCATGAATTTTGCTTAGAAGGCTGAGAGCTACTTGGTGACTTAGTTCGTGTCACCTGTCTAGCTACTTCCCCAAACAGCTCGTTTGATTTCTTTGAAACGCCTGTCTTTTGGATGGTAGATAGAGTGGGATCTTTTTCTAGGATCTTTAGGAGGAGAGCAACCTTCACTTTTGTTGCATGGTTCTCAGGTCTCTTCAATTCCAAGATGGTCTTGTCAAAATCAGTCAGGGTTTCACCAGACTGGGTTTTGTACTTATCTACCAGTAGGAAGTCTTGTAGTTCTGTGGCCAACTTGGGATTGATGGGGATTCCATCAAACTCCTTAGTTTTCAGCTTATCCTGTAGGACTTGCTGAACATTCTGGATGTATTGGTTTTTGATTGCTTGTTTTTGCTGGAGTTCCTGTTCAGCTCTTTGTTCCATTTGAGCGAGCTTCTGGGCTTCCTTCTTAACAAGCACTTTGTGGTGCTTTGTAGCGACGTTCTCTAAATCACCGTAGTTCTTGAGTCTTTCAACTTCTGTATCAATGTCTTCAGCCTCAAAACCTTGGTCAGCAAGTGCTTGCTTAATTACTGTCACTTGGTTAGCTTCTTGTGACAGATCCATTTCAGAGAAGCTCACTACATTATTATAAGCTCCAAAGTATTCTTTGGGATCTACTCCCTTTACGAATATAGCATCGAACGCTTGTTGATAATCTTCGCCAAATTGACCAATGAAGCTATTTACCATCTCTACAGCTCCTTTACGCTTCTCATTTTGGAAACGCTCTAGGAACTCTTCAGGAGTGGAAATGTTTACATCTTCCTCATCCTCATCTTTAGAGAACACACCCAGTTTCAAAAGGTCTTTTGCAAGAGCTCCAAACTGTGTAGTGTCTTCAGTTCCACCCTCTTCTCCATCTTCTTCAGCTGCAGCTTCTTCCTTTGCAGGAGCAGCTTTAGCAGTTTTCTTTGGAGTGGTAACTTCTTGATTATCAGCATCTTCATCGTTCTCCTCATCACCATCAGTAGCATCTAGTAGGAAATTCTTCAAGGTGTCTTGAGCATCTGCATCATCTTTAGGAGCAGCTATCTCTTTGCCTTTTGGGGCAGGTGCTGCTTCAGCAGGTTTAGGGGGCTCTACATCTTTAATGATCTCTTTCAGATCATCAGGATTTCCACTAGCAGTTTCAGGTGCTACCAGATCATTTAGGAGTTCAGTGTTACCAAGACCCATTTCCATGGTGTCCTGAATACTGAAATTAAACGATTGCATATCAACGTTCTCAGCCATATGTAGTTGTTTTAAATTGGTTTATAAGACGTAAAAATAGATAGATATTATTGAATGACAAAGAGTTATGTATCTATATTAAGGTTTTTCACGTATAATATAGCATTAATGTAATTTACTCTAATCAAGTTTGTTTATCACCGTATCATTTATGAGCCTGTAACTCCTGATTGGGGCTAAGTCAGTAAGGGTGACTTGTTGTATTTCAACTCCCCACTTCTTAGCTTCCACTCTAGCTTTCTTCGTGAGGGTGTTGTCAATCTCAGGATCAATACACTCATCAAGGGTTTTATCCATAATGATGTTCTTGATGATTGACTGAGTCATATCTGATATAGCATCCTGAGCATCATATACCTCTAGAATGAAGGTTTGGATGTCAGCTATTCTATACTTAATCACTCCTTTCACCACAATGTTCTGCTTATCTTTTGTATACAAGCTCTGTGGGGGAAGGCTCAATGTAGTGACCACTACGTGCTGTTCCATTGGATCATCCACAAATGGAATGCGCCAGTGAAAACCAGGTTTAGCAACTCTGTGGAACTTACCAAACCTTAGAACAACTGCTTCCTCATAATCCCTCACAATGAAGAATGGGAGCAGTTGTTCAAACCAGTTTACAATTAGGTCTATGAGCCTATCAAACATTATTTCTTAGGTTTAGGTTGTTTAGCCCTACCCTTTGCATTTTCTTTTGCTATTGCTAAATCATTTGCCTGATTCTCTCTAGCCACCTGAAGCTTTTCTCTTTCAACAGCTAGCTTCTCAGCAGCAAGTTTGTTCTTGCTGTTAATGTCAGCCATCTTTGCTTCAAACTCTTTGCCAGCTTTAGATTGTTCTGCGGCTAACTTACTGATTTCCAATACGTCAGGAGTACCACTAGCATCAATATCACTCAAAGGACCTGCTTTAGATTCAGCAGCAATTAGAGCAATTTCTTTCTTATTTATACGATCAAGCTCATTCTGATAGTTCTCATTTGCTATGTCTTGCTCTTTCATAGCCATGGCTTGTTCCATTTGAGCAGCTGCAATTTCTCTTTGTTGCTCAATCTGTTGCTGTTGCTGTTGCATTTGTTGTTGCTGGATACCATCTTGTTTATCACGCAACCCTTTAAACACCTTCTTCATAGCTCTCATAGATTTAGTGCTATAAAGCTCAATCACATCATATAGAGAACCGCCATTCTGTATAACAGCCTGAGAAAGCTGACGAAGTTCATTGAACATTTGTGTATCCTCAGGACGATTGGTCAAGAACACTTTCAAATCACGGAACTTAAGATCAGACCCATTCACTGTAACAAAAGCAGACTCTCCTTCATTAGTGATATAAGAGAGTGTAGACTGAGGTTTCTTAGACTCTACGTACAAAGCAGCATCAATAATAGCTTGGTAGAGCTGACCCATAACATATTCGTGTGCTACGAACAAAGGTTCTGTTTGAGAATAAGATTGTTGAACAGCAGTGTTTACACCTGTAGCAGATTCACTAGCTGATACAGATCCCATACGCTGTCTACTCATACCTACTAGTTCCCAACATTCATTCTTAAGCTGTTGAGCAAGTGTATAACGAGACTGAATCTCCTGAGTACGTGTAAGGTCAATATCTCTAAACTGGTTAAAGCTTGAAGGACTCTTCAGGTTCTCAGGGCTATCATCAATAAATACCACACCACGATTACGAGCTTCTAATTCCCATACATCTAATGCATCTTGAGCATCACCATCCTTTGGAACAGGAATGTGACGAATGGATGTTAAATACACCTTACCCACTTCCTTCTCAAGAAGCTTGTAAAGCTGATTCATACATACATTATATAACACTTGGAAAGGCTTCATCAAATCTACCAGACTCTTAGCCTCTGTATTCTTCACCTCAAAGGTGGTACCAATGATGGGACAATAATTTAGAAGCTTGAATGGTTTGATGTGATAAATGTCTGGACCAATCTTAGTTCCTTGGTACCACTGGTTAATCCATCCCCATTCTAAAGACTGTTGTGTAGGAATAGTACCAGACTTATAATTTTCATCAACTAGAACAGATTGCTCGTTTCCAAGCTCATCTAGATAGATGAGTTTACCAATCTTCTTTTTACTAATCCAATAACTTCTCACCACTACATACTTGTATCCAAAGGAGGATACATTAGATGTAAGTCCTAAGAAGTCTTTAAGACCATCATTGTTCTCCTTCATTTCACTCTCGATAATCATACGGGTCTGAAGAACCAGTGGATCAAATGTATCATACATCACTGAGTCAATACCAGGTATTGCATCAGGATTACCTAAATTTGATTCACGGACATTAATTAGTCCATAGTCTTGGAGAGAACTTCTTAGATGGTCAATCTCTTCTTTTGTAAGATCAGGAATACTCTCAATGATTTCAGAAAGCTCCATCACTTGCACAGTACCAGCAGCATAAGCTCCTTGTGCTCTACCTGTAGGATCACTTATCCACTTTCTGTCAGGAGTTGTAAGGAACCATGTATTCTTGGGGTTAGCCACCTCAATGTTAAACCCAAGCTTAGAGTTATCTTCATATATGTGATAGAACTCCCTTCCAGATATCAACATATCACGGAAGGCATCTTCTGACTTCTCTTTTAAGTTAAACTCAGCCTTCTGACAAGTGAGAACATGGTTAGCCCATTTCTCAGCAACAGATGTGTAGCTGTCTAAGACATCTTTCACATCTTCCATAGTCATCTGGTTCAACTCTTCTTCATCTATCTCTTGTCCATTTAGAGCAGCTTGCTGTAAAATCTTTTGTCGAGCTTGAGAGATGACATATTCCTGAAGAATACCAGTTTTAAATTCTAGCTCTTCTGCTTTACTATCATCATCAAATGCCTTCACTCTAAATGTATCAGGACGCTTTGTTATCTCACCAACTAGTTCGTTAACAGGAGTGGTGATAATGGAATACATCTTTACATATGCAGGAAGCTGTAAATCAGCTGTTAATACATCTGTAAAACTTCTTACCTGAGGTTCTTGATAGAAGTCTTCCATGCGAAGAATACCTTTCATCAGGTCATAGTTCTTGACAAAGGTGTCACGGTTCTTTACATACTCAGCATATGCCTTGTTTGCAAAGTAGTCCATAGTGTTCTTTATCCAACTCTCATCTTGCTTTTCCTTGTCAGTTTTGAACTGATCAGGGAATATGTTTAGATAGGCATATCTAATCGTAGCATCTTTGGTATATCTAATGATAGCCATTATGTAAAAAGTTTACTTTTTTTCCTTTTATTAAATAACCCACGAGATTCTGTAAACAGAACATTCTTTGGGTTAGGTTTGAATATCGCATTCACTCTAGGATCAGAAGATCCTCCCACCTTACCAAGCACAGGGTCCATCTTAAGAGCCTGAGCAATAGCAAGTTCTGCAGCAATAATACGGTCAAAGTTACCCTGATCGTTATACTGAATTATCTCTTCCAATAGAACAGGATCAAATATCTTTGATACTCCTATCACCTCTTTTATTACATTACCATCTTCATCCTTCTCTGTGTACACCACTTCCTCCATATACTTCTTCAGACAGTTATGTAGATAGTCTCTTATCTTCTCAGAACTTCTGTGCACACCATACTCACGTTTCACCGTAGTTCCAGGCACCACCTCTTTTAACCAATCAGGCTGTTTCTCAAGGTAGTGTGCATCTCCTTTAGCTTTCATATATTCTATAAAGGAGATATCATCATTTTCACAGAGCGTTCGTGCGTTATAATACTTGATGAGAAATCTAGCCTGTTCTTCCCAGGTTTCCTTCTTATCAGGTCTTGCACAATACGAAGCTACGAACATATCTTGGTATTTCTCACCAGTTATGTCGTGCATTCTCTTATAAATATAAACAGACCCCAGAGAGGTCGAATAAGCAGCTTGTCCTTGTCTATAAGGGTCAACTCCTGCAACATAGAGTCCATATGGAGGATTCTCCACAGGAAACTCGTATATAACAACAGGAGCATCCTTTAGATCACTATTCTTCAGAGGGAAGTTAGTGATGGGTTGTTTGTCTGTAAACTCATGAGAGATTTTCTCACCGTCATGAAACAGAATAACAGGAGTGCCTGTACGCCCCTGGTTAAGCAGTCTACCCTTTTGACGTTTAGCTGCTTCTATATCAAATATGTTTGTATCCTCATTTAGAAAGATGTCATCCACTTCTAATGGATAGTACATCTTCTCTTTTAGATAGGCCACTCTATCACCTGCCTTCTTAAGACGTTCTAGATTACCTTCTGTTATCTCTTTTGCTTTATCTTCATTGCTCACCAACATCTTAATGTTGTGAAGATCGCTTCCTTTAGGCTGTTCCAAAAACTCGCCCAACGTACTTTCTTCCTTAGCTTCCATTCGATATTTATACGAAATAAATAAGCCATGAACACGTCTTTCGTCTTTCTCATTGCTATAAGTTAGGAAGTTAAAGTTGTCTGCATCAAACATTAAGCTCTTTGCATCCATGAATCTCTTCATATCACCACCAGTACCAGTGAGAATAGGAGAGCAGCCCCATCCATATGGTGTGGTGAAACCTGGTACAGCAGCTTGGAAGCCTCGAAGGAAATTTCCCTTACCAATCTCATCAATAATTAGTTTACGTGGTTTAGTACCTGCAATAGCTTCTTCGTTATTACCTTCATCCAAGTTACGGATGAGGATCTGGGAGAAGGGTATACGTTCTCCTGATTTAGTCTTAATACCTAGGGTGACTTGGTTTTTCCAGTTGTCCTCCACTCTCTGCCATCTCCATGCTTCAGGCAAAAAGTTGAGGCCCTTGTCCAGCTTATCTGTGATCAGCTTTATATCGGGGGCATTTAACCCAGCGATCACATTCTGGGAGTTTTCATCAAATGTAGCGCCCCACCCTATGTAAGAAGCCTCTAAAACAGACTTGGCAAAACGTCGTATACCTAGTATTACCAAGCCCTTTTTTTCTTGTTGTGCCCTGTCTATCTCACTTGTCACTAACCATTCGTTATCACGTAACAGGGGATTGGCATATTTCTGGGAGATTCTCCCTCTTTCATCTATAACATCCACCTCTGTGTGCCACACATTTAGGTGCCAATAGAGAAATGGGTTAATATACACCCCATTCATCATAGCACCATTTAAACATAGCTCCCTATGGAAGTCAAAGAATGGCTTATACTCTGCAGACTCACGGTCAGGCAGACGCCCCTGGTTAATTAACCAGTCTTTGTAGTCTATGCTTTTAAGCTCACTCATCTTCTGCTCTTAAGGAAGTCTTCAGCCATGGAGCTTAATTCTCCACTACCTCTAACCTCCACTTTAGCTTCTTCTTTCTCACGTAGTTTTTCTACCACCTCTAGAAGAGCCAAGTAGTTCTTCATGGTTTCTTGGATGAACTTACCCTGTGCTTCGATAGAGGCAATCACCATGGGTAGCATACCACCCTTGGCTGTAGGTTTCCATTCAATCCTGTCCTTTAACTCATGAAGAGGATTGGCATCCACATAAGCTTTCCAGCTTTGAAGCTGTTGTTCAGCCCAGTCTAGCTCAGCATTAATGTATGTAGTTTTTTTAATAGTCTTCGCCATCTTCTTCTTTTAGTATATTCTCCAGATTCATACCATCCTTTATAATCTGGTCGAGTTCGCTCTCATCTGTATGAGGCACGTCCATATCAAGCTCGGCCTTATACTTCTCAAGAGCAAACAGTATTTCTCTATCAGTGAGTCCCCACACATCTCCATATCCATCTAGCGCTGTGGCTATGTGTCTACCCATATTATATTCAGGATAGCTGATATGTAATTGCTGAAGAAGTGCAATCACTCGATGATAGTCATTGGGTCTTCCCATGTCTACAATTTAGGCTATAATTCCAGCTGAACTTGCAGAGAGCTTGCTTAGTCCAGGAGTAATTACATCCTTTATAAGCTTAGCAATCTGTTCATTAGCCAGGGTTTTAACATCTTCAGAGATGCCTGGTGTAGCCACCAGTGCTCCCAGTTTTTCAATAACAATCCATGCTTCTACTACAGGGTTCATATTAATTGGTTTAAGTCTTCGTCTGTTATCTCCTTATTCTCAGGAGAGGGATTCTCTTCATCCTGAGAATCAGTCATATATTCCTCTTTCACCGCAATACAGATGTTATCCTGAATAGCATCAGGTACACCTATAATATCCACATAATCAGCTCCTTGGTCCCATACATCCTGAAGGATTTCTATGAGTACCTTAAGAGGAATCTTTCTAAGTGCAATTTCTTTATTTTCCATCTTTCTTGATTTGCTCTTCTTGTTCTGGTGTAACCACTGCCAGCCACTTCTCTAATGGACAAGCACATGACAAACATTTGGTTTTAGCAGACAGGGTGCACCCACAATGGGTACAATGAGCATCAAGACGGATGGTTTTATAGTTCTTTCTATTAGCAGAGTGGTATTCACATCCCTTGCAGATGTTTATCCTTTCCCTACTCGTCTCGTTTATCGCTGTCTTTAGTTTCTCTGGGGGAAGAAGGTTGTTCCTCCATCCCTCGTAAATCTGGGAAAACATCATTGAATTTTGGTTTTAAATCTCTTATGCTATCCTTCACTGACTCAAGCTTCATCTCTAGCGACCTCTTTCGTTGGTCCGTTAGTGTCTCGTCTTTGAGCTTCTTTTCGTAGGCTGCTTTGATGTCCTCATACTTGGCCATCTGCCTCTTTGCCCTCCCCTCATTAAAAAAGAACTTTCCAAACCCACTGATTTCCAGGCTCTTATGTTTTCCTGTCGCCTGAATGGCTTCTTGAAACTGGTGATTCACCACCGCTTCAATAGTCTTCTCACTTATCATCATCTTGACAGCCAACCTCCTAATCAGGAAGTCCTTGACAGACATTGATGTAGGTTTATCCATGAACAAGTCTGACTTCAAGGGTGACGTCATTTTCAAAGTTTAATAATATCCTGGGATTCACCTTCACCTTCCCTCCATCCTTCACCAGCACTCCCATCTTCTTCAGCCTAGAAATGATGTTATTTATAGAAGGATTGGTAGTGCCATACTTATCACAAAACTCCTGCCTAATATTGGCATAGCTTATATTCCCCTTTATGGCTGCAAAGGCTATAAGCTGTATCTCCCTTTGTGTCAACTTCAGATCATTAATAGCTGATAGGATGGTATAATATCTCTCTGCTACCAGATAGTCGCTATCTTCCTGTTTCTTCAGCTTTTGTAATATGACCTTCATAATATATAGTTGATACAAAGATATGAATAGATTATAACATAGTCAAATACAATCTTTTACACTATTGCTATATTATGCTCTTTTTTCTACCAGATACACCTTGGACATTCTTATATCCTTAGTTATGGATGTTTCCGTTGACCATTCACAGCACCAATTGACCATCTATCTGTAGGGAGTATTAATCTCCTAACCCACCCAACCGCCCCAAAGTTAGGAGATCCTTCATATAGCCTCCAAATTTTTTTAGTAAACCCATGCCTTTACAAAATACCCCCTAGGGTAAACCTCTAGTTTGACAGTCCCCCCGTTTCACGTGAAACTGGAAAAACCCCCCTATGCATGGGAGGGGAGGGTACTTCCAACAACAACCCCTCCTAGGTTTTGAGTGGTTGGGGGTACCCCCCACATTCGAAATCCATTATTTAACCGCCAAAAACAAAACAAATGGCAAAAGAAATCAAAGGCCGTGATGTCCTTAACATCAAGACAGTAAAAGCTGGATTACCTTACAATGTAGAAAAAGGTCATCCTTTTGAAGGTCAGACTTACAATCGTTACCAGTTCGATGGTATTGTGTTCACAGTGAGCTCAGAAGATGAGTTTGCAAAATGGAAGAATGACGGTACACTGTACAGTGCTACATTCACAGAAGGTACGATGATGGTTGATGTTGATGGTCAACAAGTTGAGCGTAAAACATTGCAGTTGACTGGTTGCACTAATATCAATCAGGAGAAAGCAATGGCAAGAGCAGAGCGTGAGATTAGTTACTTCCTTACAGAGTTCGATCCTGCTAAGGTTGATGAGAGCTTGCTTGCGCAGTTGCAGACTGCCTAATAAAGACTTGAGCCCTTCGGGGCTCATTTCTTTTCATATATAGGGGTGGGAGACAACCAAATGTTGGCAGGGTGGGATAAAACAACCAACTTCCTAGTTGTAATTGATTAATAATCAATGCGTTAGAGAGATGGTGTGTAACCCATATACCCTTTTAGCACCCTTTTCACCACTTGTCAATAATAGTAGGCTATAT